CATCAAAACGATTGGCAATGTACCACTCGTCATTGATGAACTTGGCATTTGGTTTCATCCAAGCCATATCAGACTTTCTCAGTTCTAGAACTGTCCAGCCATCCCACGATAGAAACTTATTGTTTTCTACAATTGTTTCCATTTTCTCTAGTGATTTAATTAGCATAATCACCTTTCTATCAGTAGCGATAAACGCCAACTTCAATATCTTTTGCTTCAGCAAGGTCTACCAAGTCAGACACAGGCTCTTTTGGTTTACTAAAATAGGCAAAGTATTCAATGTTATGAATATTGTCCTTAATCCAACTTGGTGGAATCTTAATTAGTTTAATCTTAATACCACGAGCCTTTAGGCTACGTTCTGAAATATTAACAAACTCCATACCCATATTATTAATGTTCAACGGTCCAGCAGAGGCAACAAGAATATCAGTATCTCCTTCGGGTAGGCTAGACAAAGCCACACCCATGGCTCTTAGGAATACATTGTAATCATTGAAGTTCTTACTTCCCTGGATTCCCACTATCATATCTTTTTCCTTCTGTTAGTTTATCAACGATAAAACTTATCTTATCTAATTCTACCTTATTCATGTTGCTTGTGTCAACCCTTTTTTTAGTTTCTTCAGCAACTTGTCCATTAACAATATCCGCAACATAAAAAACATTATCCTGAATCCAATAAACATTATTCTCATTACGAACTACAAGTATATGCTTTGATTCAAAATATTCAGTTGCCTGTGTTTTTAATGGTTTGGTATTGATTAGTATAAAATCTTTAACCATTTCGTGTAATTTTGATTGTGTATGAACAACTATACTATTTATGATTTTATTTTTTGGTTGTCTTAATAACCCAACAACAACGTATATCATTGTTAAGGTAAATAAACAACCCAAAAAATATTCCATAATTATTCATCCAATTGTTTTCGCTCATCAATTATTTGATAAGCAAATCGGTTCATTGCTTCCTGTGCCTTCTCATTACTCAGAATACCCTCGTAGTGATGAGCACAGAAAAGCAAATCGCCTGTCGTTCCTAATGCATGAACATAAGCCTGTGAACCACACGCATCACATCTATCCAATGCAGATAGTGTCCAATGTTTTTCTTCGATTAGGTTATTTGTCATTTGAGTAAAACCCTCCACCATTAAATTTAATTGCTCCTACTGAGTATACCTTATGCATTGCAATATTGCAAGCATCACAAAGTAATTCTTTGTCAGCATCTTCAAAAGGTCTTACCTCTTGTATTGTTTTTTCACAACCTGGGCATTTAAAATTATAGGTGGGCATGATTTACTTTCCGTCTAGTTTTGCAAACAGGTCAGCAAGTTTGCTGATGTCTGCTGATACTAGGTCCTGGACTGTTCCATATGTGACGTGGAGATGTGCCCCAGTACTGGCTGTACCGCTAGGTGTATCCTTACCGCCACCTACTTCACCAATCACTGTCACTCCTGCAACAACTTCATCGCCAACCTTTAGAGGTGATGGCTTTGCAAGGTGTGCATAAAGAATGAAATGCTTGTCATATGTAGACTGAATAACAATGTTTCCAAGAACGTCTGTCCACTTTGTTACCATAACATGTCCACCAGTAATTCCCTTAATTGGACTATGTGCGGCTACTGACCAGTCAACACCACGGTGTGGGTGCTTACGGTATGAAGCCATGTTCTTAAAGCCATCTCCACGCTTTGCCTTTGGAAATGGTTCTTTATAAACTGCAACTTTTTCTGTCATTATAATACTTCCTTTCAAGATGTATTCTATGAATGTTCATAGTAATACTATTATAACATCCATCGGAGCCACCTAACAGATTTGAACTGTTGACCTCCATATTACAAGTATGGCACTCTACCGCTGAGTTAAGGTGGCATGCTCCTTGACAACCCAGATAGGAACAACATCTGTAACAGTCTTTACTAGTATTTCTGTTAAGCCACCGAATCTAAGTCTGCGTGTCTGGTCTCTGCTGGGCATCCTGGGTTCGAACCAGGGACATTTCGATTAACAGTCGAACACTCTGCCAACTGAGTTAATGCCCAATTATTTAATTATACAGTGTAACCACTATTTGTTGCTCGCCATACAGACGGAGCATGATTTTCTTCCACAGCCAACTTGGTTGCTTCATCTTCATACAATCTCAATACATGGATGCATGGGTCTCCAGTTTCCCACTCTAAATCTTCATCTCTAGTGGTAGGAATTCCATCGTGTGTACTGCATACAGCAGGACCAACCCATCCTTGTGTTAAGCCATGTTGTAGCCATTCGTCAAAAGTCATTGACATAGAAAAACCCCTTTCAGGTCTATATCTATTATAAACTACCGAAAGGGGTTTGTCAAGTTATTTCTTAGGCTTAGATGTCTCTTCGTCTTGTGCTACATCTTTAAGAGCAATAGTCTGACGGAAAGCAGCATTAATCTCATTACGAGATAGTTTGCCATCTTCAAGGAATGCTAAGGCTAGTAACTCTACTACCTTTGCTACTGCCAAGATACCACCCATTACAGCACTAAACCAAATAGGAATCTCGACACCACTAATACCGCTTGCTACGCTACCAGCACCAACTACACCAAGTGCAGAAGCAACAAAGGTAGCAACAATACGCATAAATACATTACCAAATAGTCTCATTATTCTTCCTCCTTGTCTTTTGGATTTCTAAGTGGATAAGTAATCATCCATAGAACAGATGTTCCAATGATGGCATATCCTACAACTTCTTTTGCAGAACCCTCAAGAACCAGCCATGCTACAAACATACCAAGGAGTGTCCATGCTTGACCCAATAGGTCATTTAAAAATTTTTTCATTAATCGTTCCTCCTTCTACTTGATGTTCCACCTGAGCCACCTGCTGATGCAGATGCTGCGGCTGATGGTGCTGCTGCAGAAAGTGCTGCTCCTGTTGCTGCGTTGACTGCTGCTCCAACAGCAACAACTGCTGTAACAACAATCTTTTTAGATTCTTCTCTTACTTTTGGAGACATGTCAGAACCAACGTTACCCATAAAGTTAATTGCACCAACCAATGCTGCTGCTCCTGGAATGGCTGCAAGTTCTTCAGAGATTACAATGTCATCTGCTTGGGCTGCTACAAATAGAGCGTCAAGAGCCTGTTCATATTCTGGTGAGCCTTGTTCTGAATTATTTAGAATTTCATTTGCTACAGATATAAGTTCTGCTACTTGTTCATTTGAAAGTGATTGTGGGTCTACCGTGGCTACATCTACTGGTAACTCAGGTTGATTGGGTTCGGGGGACACTGGCGGCTCTGGGTCTGGTAGCGGTTCTGGGATAACTTCTGTTGGCTTTTCAACAGGTTCCTTGGTCTCCGTAGGTGTAGGTGCTGGCTCTTCGTAAGGTGGAATGGAGTCAAGTTCTTGTTGGACTGCAACTAATTCCTCCTGTTTTGTTATTACATCCTGAGATGCTACTTCAATTATACCTGCTTTTTCTGTTTGAACTAACAAAGATGACTCATAATCCTGTTGCAGTTTCTCCCTATCTGATATTGCAAATAACAAAGTAGATTGTTTTTCATCTAAGTTATTTTGTGCTATGCCAACAACCAACAGCAATCCTGGGTCATTGATTAGTGGGGCAGTAGCATCCTCATCTGGAACAATAATAATGATATCTTCTTTTCTATATCTAGTTTCTTCTCTATAAAAAGTTATTTCATCATAGACAACTACCTCATCGTAAACTGTTTCTTCTGTGTAATAAGTTACCTCATAGTACTTTACAACTGGTTGATATACTATTTCTGTTACTGTTCTTTCTCCAAACCATGATGCAGGAACAATTTGCATACTACCACCAGAAATTTTTGAATAAAGTTGTACCCATGCTCCACCACCATTTTCATAATAGTATAGTGTAGTTGGATAGAAAATACCTGCTCTAATCCATACTTCTTGTGAAGTGCTGCCACCTCCACCTTTGTCACGCCAATCATTGATAAGGCTCATGCCAGCAATTGTTAACTTAACTCCGTCATCTCCTGGAGCATAAAAACTATACCATCCATCTTGTGGAACCATGAGGTTACCTTCAAATTTTACTAAAACATCTTCAGCCTTTCCAGAGTTTAAAACTAAACCACTGCCCCATTGAAAATCAATGTTAGGAACATTCTTAGTTGATAGTGGTGTTTCTGTTTCTGTTGGTAGTGGTGGGGCATTGTTATATCCCTGTCTGTTGTAAGAAGTTGCTGTAAGTCCACCTGGAACTAGAGTTGTGACTTCCACTGGCTCATAATCTAAATAAGACTCCATCCTTGTATTAGGAACTAGGATTGTTCTCGGTACAAGTTCTGTTCTTGGAACTAACTCTGTATATGGAACTTGAACTGTATATGGAACATCAATGGTTTGTGTGACTTCTTTGTCAGGTCTAATCCAGTTAGGGTCTGAAATTAATTTTGTATTGTAGTCTTCTCTAGCCAAATCTAAGGCTACTTGTGCTTTATCTACCAGCAATTGCTTACTTTGAACATCTAGAATTACATTATCTAAAATTGTTTTATTTGACTCTACCGTGGAATCTATTGTAGTCTTTTCATTCAAGGCTGTCTGGTATGCTTCTTGAGCAACTGTCAAAGCGGTTTTGGTAGCGTCAACTAGAGCCTGTGCTTCTGCTACAACTGCATCATACTCAGCCCTTGTTTCTGCAGAGGCTGTTGATGGAAAAAATAAACAGGAAAAGGCTAAAAATATTGCTAGTATAAATCTTGAGGTTTTGTTATTAATTTGTAGTCTCCTTGTTGGAAGTGCCCAACAAGACTATTATACCACTACATTATATTTATGTTGAACTGTTTAAAGTAAGCATCCAAGTCTTTTTGTTCTGGCTTATTGCGTTCAATAATATTACGCTTATCAAAATCATGCATTTCTTCAGTCTTTTTACGAATATCTCTAAACTCGTGAATCTCTACCATTTGATTTAAGTCTTTAGGTGTATGCGAGATAGCACCAAAGATAGCACCACAAACAGCATCTGCCAAGTCTTTAGAGGATTTTCTAGGGTGGTCTACACGATTACCCTTCATAATCTTTAGTTCTGTAAGTTCTTCATAAAGCAACTCAATGGCTGGCATAGCAAGTCTTTCCTCATATACAAGCATAGCCATATCTTCATAGTGTTTCTTAGCAACAGAAACAGTTTCAGTTTTAATTCCAACTTGCTTTAGTTCATTTTGGATATCGAATGACTGCCAACGGTCAAAAGATACCATTCCAATGTCAAAACCCTGTCTGCGTAGATTTTGAATCCACTGCTTAACTTCTGAAAGGTTAACAGGTCCTTCTACTCTTGGCTCCCAATATACTACTGCATCTACTACTACGATAGGTGCTACTTGCTGATAGTCTTTAACTACCTGAATATTTACCCACTTTTCAACGTGAGCAATAGCCACAGCACACTTGTCGTGCTTCTGTGCAAGGTCAGCATGTACAAAATACTTCTTGTCTGGGTCTGGCTTAAATGATGGGTCAAATCTTTTAGATGGGTCAATGGGGTTTCTGATGGTCATGCATGCTCTTACTTTTTCCGTTTGCTTAAAGAAGGCATCAGACATATAGGTTGGCACACAAGCAAAACGTTGCATAGCATCTCCAAGGTCTGTATAAAAGGCTAATTTAAAATCGTCAACTTTACGAGTAGGGTTTACAACCCAAGTTGGTCGCTTGATAGCAAACATTCCAGGGAACTTATAAGATAAGATAGTATCCTCATCCCATTCAATCTCAAGGGTATTTCCTTCTGCATCTTCTGGTAATTCTGGATTCATAATAAACTTATGCTTCTTTGTTACCACTTCTTTTTCAGCAATAACAGCATCGTATCTCTGGCTAATAAAGTCCCCAGGGAAGCGTGGAAAGGATAGTAGGGCTACTTTTCCCAAGTCTGGAAAGCGAGAATCTACGGAGGCACGGAAGGCTTTATAGATGTTATCTGCGGTCTTTCCTTGGTCGTTACCAGTTCCAACCTCTTGTGCAAAACCAGAAATCTCATCTAGTACTGCTAAGATAAGGTTAAGACCTTCATGGGATTCACGTTCTGAGTGTCCAGAATAAACAGTAATAGCATTATTAAACTCAATGCTATCTACCTTTGCATAATATTTACCAGCAAACCAGGGAGATTTTTCAATTTTTGTTTTAAAGCCTTTAAAAAAAACGTTTTTAGCCTGTTGTGCGTTAATAGCAATGTTAATAATATCAATGGCATCTCCAGATGGCTTACCAAAATAACGAGCAGGGTCTTTAAGACAAAGTAGTTTATAAACGATATAGCAACAAGCAACAGTAGAAACAAAGTCTTTACCAGAACCTTTACCAAGTTGTAGGATAACTTCATTCTTAGTATACTTATTGTAGTATCTGCGACCCTCTTCTTCCCCCAAAAGTTCAATGACTTCTTCTAACCTATAGATTTGAGACATTGCTTCAACAATGTCATATTGTATTTGAGATAACTGTGGTTGTGCAAGATAGTCTTCACCCTCAACAAATGTTTTTACATCTACTGGATTTTCTGCAAATACATTACTTTTTAGGACTTCAAAGAAATCATTGAACATTGACAATTGTAATTACCTCTTGTTCTTTAGATACCTGCGATAGTCTACGCATAATCTCATCTCGTACCTGCGGATATTCACTTGCAATATCTCTAAGAATACCAACAAGGATATCCTGTTTACGTTCAATCTCTAGCATCTCTTCTGCAAGTTCTTTATTCTCTAGTAGACCTGCTTTTTGAAGCATGTCAATACGTTTGCTTTCAATATCCATAACAAGTTTAATTGCAGCAGTCTTCGCACCAAGATTAGCAACTGTAGTTGCATCATCCATAACCTCATATGCTTTACTAATTAGTTTATTATAATGTGTATCTGCACCTACAAGGGCTTCTTTGGCACGAGCACGAATTGCAGCGTTGTCAGAAGCCATAACACGCCACTGGTTAATATGTGCTACTACCTTTTGTCTTGGTAGTGCAAGTTCTTTAGATATTTGGGTAGGCTCTTCACCCTGGAGATATTTCTCCACAACCTTATTCATCTCATCAAGATGCTCTACTGTTAAATCTTCAATTGACATTTCTTACCTCTTTGATTTCCTTAATCCAAATTTGGCTAGATAGACATAAATAGTTTCAACACTTGTTCCACATTCTGTGGCAATTTGTTCTGGTGTCTTTTTATCCAGATAAAATCTTTTACGAAGCCATGCTTCATTTGTGTAAAACTTATTAGCCATTAGTAACCAAACGCCTTATCCCAATTATGTAATGCCCAATGCCCAATTGCACAAGCATCTGCAACATCATCATCATCCAATTGTTTATCATAATTAATATTAACAAAGTTTATGGTTCTTTGTTTGCGAATATTTCGTTCTTGAGTTTTAAACCAAGAAACTGATTTGCCTGGATTTTTCTTTTGTATCTCATGCTTTTCTTCTTTGGTTATCTTCTTATTGCCAATAAAGTTCTGCCAAGTCATAGGAGATACTGAACCAATTTTCTTTACCCCAGACATGGAAGCAGCCCCAAGCAATGCTCCTTGCACCATAGCAAGTTGTGCAGCAGTCTTAGGACTGTTCATAAATACTGTGTGTTCAATGATGATGGTATCAAAATCAAACTTATCAAAGAATGCTTTAGTTTTCTTAGCAGCATCCATAACCTTGTCGTATGTGGTAATACCTTCAAAGTTAATTTTTCCACAAGCAATGATTTTTTTATCTTCAAAGATAGCAAAAGCAAGGCTGTTGGTACTTGCATCAATAGAACAAAAACGCTTTGGCTTTTTAGTCAAGTTTAGTTTTACCATTTAAAATATCCTTAATCTCTTTTAGAGTATCTTTAACATCGTCTGGATTTACATCGCATGCCTGACAAATTGTTTCTTCTGTATACATTGACATATTTTTGCCACAATTTTTACAAAGTCTAATTTTGCCAGCACGTTTCTTTACCTTGTCTCTTAGATATTTTTCAGCAATTTTTTCTCTTGTTGCTTGTTCCCTACATTCGGGAGAGCAGTATATCTGATAAGATAATTTTGTTTGGAATTGCTTATCGCACCAACTACAGTGTTTGTTTTTCATCTAAAGGCTCCAGAGATTGAATCTTTAACTCTCCAGAACCTGCAGAAGCACAAGCCGCTTGTATAGGGCATGTCTTGCATATCTTTGAATTAGAACGATAATTTTTCTCAGGCAGGGTTTTATCTTCCCAAGCCTTACGAACTGTTCTCATCCATTCAAAAGCGTTCTCTACCCACTTATACATATACTCATTTAGTTCAACAGGAAAAATCAGTAGTTCGTGATTGTTCTTGTTTTCATAAATGAGAACTGCTTTGCTCTTGTTTAGAATCTTCATATAAATAAGCAACTGAACAAGGTGTCCAGCCTTTGGCTTACCTGAAGATTTGCGATATTCAAATGCCTCGTGTGGCATTGTCTTGATTTCGCCAAGCAATTCTTTTTCTTCCCAATTAAGAATAACGTCACCGTATCCAAAGATTGGTGGACTGTCGTATGTAATCTTAAATTCAGAATCAACGAGTAGTCCTGGGACATTGCTCATAGCGGACTGAATGCGTTCATGCGACTTAGTTCCTGCTGTCATGTTTGCACCACCATAGGCATCTGCATTGTCAGTAAATACTGCACCCTCAAATGCTAAATACCAGTACCTTGGACACTCTCCATGAGAGAATGCAATAGTACTGGGTGCAAACGTTTTCTTTGTTTGAAACTTGTCTACACGATTGACAGTATAACCAGAGTTAATCTTTTCAATCAGTGCTTCTTTGTCCAGGAATGATGGTCTAGAGTTTGGATTGCTTTCTACCTTTTTAATCATTACCTGACTTAATAAATTTTTTGCCATAATAACACTAGCGAGTGATATATTTAAGAGCCGATACGAGGTTGTTGATAGCCTCAGCAGCGGTATAGTAAATATTCTTTTTCGCTCTGTCTCCTTTATCTACGTTAGTTAGCCATGTGGCTTTGAAAGACATCTTCGCAGCAATTGCTTGCAAACGAACGATTTCTACTTGTGCAACGTTAAGGGGAATATCTGGCTTAAGAATTACCTTAGCAATAAAGGTAAGAGCAGTAGTCAGTTCTTCATCATTCATAAAGTCAGCAATCTCTGTGAGACCATTGACCTGTTCAATTGTTGTTTGTTCCATTTTGTTTCCTTAATGTTATAGTTCTATTATACACTATCAGAAGGTAGTAGGTCAAGTATCATCTCTAATAGTGATAGTTCAATGACTGCTAATCTTGTTTTAATACCCTTATCGCCAAGGACAACTACGATTGCTGGATTATTATTATTCCTAATAGCGTCCGTAGTTGCCTTAGCCCAGACCTCTTTATTGAGGGTGAAGGACTTTCCCACTTCTTTGAAATCAACAGTAAAGTTCTCCCAAGAAGCATCTCCCTTATGGGTGCCTCTACCAGAGTTTTTGTGCTGTTTCGCCCCAAGGCGTTTGCTTTCACTTCTCTCGCTCAAAGTCCTGCTTCTTCTTAGTTTGCAAACTAACTTCGTTCAAATGTTTCTCTGGACACATCCAAGTAATTAGTTTTTCTACTGGATAGACTCTTACTGACTTTACTTCTACCCTGCAAGTGTGGCAAGGAAACTTACCTGGATAAACTGTATACTTACCCACTGATAACCTTTGCCTTAATCTCATCCTGTAGGTCTAAGTCTTCACGAACACGAGCAACAAACTTATCTCTACCTTGCAACTTAGTTCCATCTGGTAGGATATACCAAGCACCTGTACGCTCTACAATACCCATCATCTCTGCAGTATCAACCAAATCACCAATGCTGTCAATGCCAACATCACCTCGGAAATAAAAATCGTATTCTCCAGATTGGAAGGCTGGCGATGTCTTGCTAAATTGAATCTCCCAACGAATTTTCCTACCAATCTTCTCTTCAATGAGTTTATCGCCAACTGCAATCTTGCCTTTAATTGCTTGATTGTCTGATTCGGAAGAGAATAACTTGATAACCGTTGATGAATAAAACTTAGTAGCCTGACCGCCTGAAGGCTGTTGACTAGTATACATAGCAGAAATATTGTTACGAGATTGCGAGATAAGAACCAAAAGGGTTGGCTTAACTTTATTATTAGCGTAATTAAGCATCTTCCAAGCGTTGCTAAAATCTCTAGACTCTGCACCAATCTGTTTAGTGTTTTCCAACTGTTTAAGTTCATCTGTATCCTTTTCAAAGTAAATAGCAGGTAGCAATGATGTAATTGAATCTACTACAATCAGGTCTACACCTGCATTCATAAGATTGGTTCCAACATCTACCATCTCATTAATGGTTCTGGCTTGTGACACGATTAGGTTATCTGTATCTACCCCAAGTTTCTTAGCCCAATCTTCTGAATAGGACATCTCTGCATCAATCCAAGCACAAAGTTTTCCTTCCTGTTGTGCAAGAGCAATCATCTGCAAGCATAGTGAAGACTTGGCAGAAGACTTACTTCCCCAAACCAACACTTGTCTACCCATAGGCAGTCCACCATTCAATGCACGATTAAGTCCAAAACTAGGTGTAGGTTGATACTCTGTTTTAAATCCAACACCATTAGTCAAACGCTTACGAATGCGTGGGTCTAAAGATGCTAAGGCTTCTTCAATAGTTGTCATTAGAAACGAACCCCATGTCTTTCTGGTCTAGACTTGTTGTAGCCAGTCTTCTTTTCAAAAGCATCATCGAGACTACCATTGACATATTCAAACTCACGCAAACCTGCATACAGGTCAAGTGTGCGAATGATGATGTCAGCCATCTCATCTGCTACTTCTTCTGGACCTTTGGACTTACGAATTGCTTCCATAACCTCAACCGCTTCAGACACAATCATCATCAGTTGTTTAGTCATAAAGATATCCAAAGATTCTTTGCTATCATTGTTATAGGCAATGCCCCAGAAACCTTTTTCTACTGCGGTTTCGTGCAGTTCTTTTGCTACTTCATCAAACATTTTCCACGTCTTCCATAATCACTGTTCCATCCTTGGTTTTACCCAAAGAGAATTTATATACATTACCTTCATCAATCTTCATATATGCTTTTGAGAATGATGTTGGAAATACTGTTACGCTGTGCATATCTCTAGCAGTATCTGCTAATACGAGAGATGCCATCTTTTTACCAGCCTTTGTAACTCTTGGCTTAAATGATACCACAAATAGTTCATCATCCTTGTATGGCAACTGACGATAGTTTAGTATCTTAATTAAACCAGACGGATTACCCTTAATCTCATCTGCTGGAATTGCAGTTACTATTCTGTTATCACTTGCCAATACAAGATATGTTCTACCTGCTTCAATGGTAGTATTTTCTTCATCAAAGATTCCAATGCTACCAGTCTTATCAAGAAGTTCTACTCTTGACCAGCCCTTACCACGCTTGATATTCTTAATCATACCCATCAAAACATATGCACCCTTTTCTTCGTACTCTTCAACATCGTTGATGAATGCGTGATAGTGCTGTGGAATGGATGTGTTGAACTCTGGCAGGTTTAGATACTCATAAAGGTTCTCACGAACTTCTTCATCGTTTCTAGGTTGGTCATCGAATGTAGCGGCTCCTACAAGGCGTAGAGCCTGTAATGCACGACTGTTCACCCCATTTCCCTTACCAAATGTAAACTCTTCTAGTTCTTTGTATGAAGCAAATGGTCTAGCAGCAATGTATTTATTGGCAATGTTATCACTAATAAACTTAATAGATGATAGTCCAAAGCGAATACCCTTACCCTCGATTTTAAAGTCAACATCTGATTCATTGATGTGTGGCAAGCGAACAGGAATGCCCATACGCTTTGCTTCAATCAGGTATTCAGTACGAGCATCTTTATCACTTTCATTCTTGAGCAACGAATACATAAACTCAATAGGATAGTGATACTTCAACCATGCAGTCCAATATGAAACTGTTGAATAAGCCACAGCGTGAGACTTGTTAAACGAGTATCCAGCGTGTGCTTCAAAGTCATGCCATAGGTCTTCAGAGGCGTTTGGAGTTAGGTAGCGAGAAGCACCCTTAACAAACTTGTCTTTAAAGACATCAAACTCTTTAGCATCTTTCTTCTTACCAATGATTTTACGAACCTTGTCCGCTTCTGCCATTGTCATTCCACCAAGTTCCACACAGGCAAGCATAACTTGTTCCTGATATAGAATACATCCATAGGTTTCTTCTGTGAATGCTTTTAGTACTTGGTGTTTATAGTCAATGTTTTGCTTACCATGTTTACGAGCAACATAGTCCTTACCAATGGTGTTCATAGCACCTGGACGAACCAAAGCGTTAGAAGCAGCCAACTCATTAAAGTTTTTAATACCCATCTTTACAAGTAGGTTGGTGTATGGTGTTGCTTCACACTGGAACACACCCTTAGTAAAACCATCAGATAGCATACGATAAACATTTGCATCTTCCATATTTAAGGCATGTAGGTCAATCTCAGTACCAGTACGTTCCTTGATGATAGCCAATGTATCCTGAATAACAGATAGGGTCTTTAGACCTAGAGCATCAATCTTAATCAGACCGATACGTTCTGCTTCTTCCATGTCTACTGCTACTACTGGAATACGTTCCTTGCTACCTGGAGTTGTTCTAGTCTCCAATGGTGCATACTTAAAGATAGGTTCTTTAGCAGTAACCACACCAGCAGCGTGAATACCAGTACCACGAATACGACCACGAAGTTGCTCACCATAAAGTTCAATCTCTGGATACTTGTCACGGAACTCAGCAGTTGATTTAGAGTTTAGATAGTCATCCCAGTCATCAACAAGTTTAAGAACCTTATTCACATCTGGCAACGGAATGTTTAGAACACGAGCAATGTCACGAACCATACCCTTACCCTTGAACTCAAGGAATGTTGCAATAGAAGCAACGTGACGATACTGACGAACCAAATAATCTTTTACATCTTCACGTCTCGAATCCTGAATATCTGTATCAATATCTGGAAAGTCGTTACGCTCTGGATTGATAAAACGGAAGAACAACAGACCATGCTGAATAGGGTCAACGTCAGTGATACCCAATGCATAACAAACTAATGAACCAGCAGCCGAACCACGACCAGGACCAACCATAATGCCTTCTTTCTTAGCCCAGTTAATCATGTTACGAACAACTAGGAAGTAAGGAGCAAAGTTTTTATCCTTGATGATTTGAAGTTCTTCTTCAACTCTTGTGTGATATGTTGGGTCAGCACCTAGTCCACGAGTATCAAGACCAGCCATAGCAAGTTCATAGAGTTCTTGGTCTGGATTCTGGTATTGTGCAGGTAGCAAGTCTAGGTGGTCTTTGATGTTGTAATCTTCAACCTTATTCATAATCTCAATAGTATTATCATACATATCTTGTCTTACGATACCCTGGGCTTCCATAGACTTGTGCATCTCTTCATCAGATAGTAAATGAATCTCGTAGTCCCTAAATGTAATCTGGCGGTCAGCACCGTACAGGTAGTCCAACTTGTCCATCAAATTATCAAACTTCTGACTACCAGCAAAAGTAGCATCTTTCTCAATCTTATTTGAATAGGTGTTCAGAATTAATTTTAGTTCCTGAATCTCTCTCTGGTCTGGTCCAGCGTGGTGGCAGTCAGGAGTAACGATAGGCTTGATGCCAAACTCATCTGCAAGAGCAAGAATAGTTTTATTAATCTCTGGTGGATTATGTGGCATAACTTCAATGTAGTAGTCATCGCCAAAAGTTTTCTTAGCCCATTGTAGATGTTCCTTTGCAGCAGCAAAATCATCTGCTTCAATTGCCTTAGCCAAGAAGCCAGACAAACATCCAGAAGTAATGATAAGACCTTCTTTATACTTCTCTAATGAAGCCCAGTCCATACGAGGCTTCTTGTAGAATCCTTCAGTCCAAGCAATCTCGTTTAGTTTATTTAGATTCTCAAGACCCTTTTCATTCTTTGCAACAATAATCAAGTGATTGTAAACTAAGTCTAGGGGTGTCTCTTCACGTTCTTCTTTGTCTCTCTGGTCAAAGCGGTCTTGTGCAATATATCCTTCAACACCAAGAATTGGCTTGATACCCTTTTCAATAGCAGTACGATACATTTCACGATGTCCAGATAGTGAACCGTGGTCTGTGATTGCGATGGCTGGCATTCCAATTTCAATTGCCCTATCCACATATTCTTGTGGTGTCGCTATGCCATCAAACAGCGAGTAGTGAGTGTGAACGTGCAGTCCAACATAACTCATAAATTATTTCCTTAAAGTTAAAGATGAATAATGGGGGCAGATAGCGAACCACCTACCCCCATCAATTAGTTTTTACCAGTCAATGTTACTAGAAGTAACAGATGGTGCATCAAAGCCGAAGTAGAAATTCTCCTGCTCTGCATATGCAACTTCACGGACAACCTTTTCAAGATTGAAAGGCTCAATGCCAGAGAAGTTGAATGGTTCTGTATCTGGTTTAGTTGGAAGCAAGGTGTAGTTGGTTTCAGTTCCCTGACCATTACGCTTAATCTTCCACTCTAGGTTAGAGATAGAACCTGTCTCAATTGCATACTCACGGAGATTTCCGAAAGCAGACTGCTTTGAGATACCCTGTGACCATACAGCCACATAAGGTGCTTCAGTACCGTCATCAACGATAACGTTACCATACCAGCGAAGACGTGAACGCCATCCGCCCTTTGGCTCTTTACGAGCCATTTCACAACCGTAGCAACGACCCTCGGAATCGAGTGTACATACTGCCTTACGCTTGTAATCCTTTGGATTAGTGTGTTCTGCGATTACCACAGATAGACCACGACTTTCATCGTAGTTTGCTGAATCTGTATCCAGTTCTTCAACGAAGCGAACCTTTGCAGATTGTCCGTCAGCCAACTTGACCCAACGAACCTTTTGACCATTGTTTTCATATTTAGGCTTATCCATAATTGCACCGATATCTTTTAGCCCTTTGATTACGCTCATAATATTCTCCTTATGTTTTCTTAGCGGTATACTAGTTTAGCATACTGGCAATAGTTTTGTCAAATGATTCGTCAATATTTTTTATTGCTTCATCTGACATATCGCCAATATCCTTATATTGTTTATCTATTTTAATAACAGTAACACGAGAGCCAAGACGTTCAACAATCTTATCTTTCATATTACCGCCAGCCTCGTCATTATCAGCAATGACAATAATGTTATTGAAGTACTTTCCGAGTAGGTCTGTTTGGAAATTGGATACATTTGCACCCAATGTTGCTACTGCTGGAAAACCACATTGGTCTAAACGGATAGCATCAAATGATGATTCAACTACATAAACTTTTCCAGCAGTTTTGACACGATGTAAATTGAATAAAACTTTTGCTTTTGGAAGTCCTGGAGTATTCTTAAACTCCTTGCCTTCAATTGAACGACCAACAAAGCCAACAGAAATTCCATCTGGTGAATGAACAGGAATAGTTACCATATCTTGTTTCTCAGAAAAGCCAAGTTGAAACTTCTTGATAGATGCTTCACTAATTAGTCTACCATCATAGTATCTTGTTGCTCTAGGTGCTTCCAATGCTTGTTGATTTAATCTCTTAATTTGCAACTCGTCATATGGAACATAGTCTGGTTTCTCTACAAGTGTCTGATTAATCTGATACGACAAATCAATCTCGGTTTCTTTAGACTTAATGTAACGAACAGATTCAAAATAACTACGACCAGATGTATGCATAATTAAAGCAACAAGGTCACAAACATGCTGACAAGAAAAACAAAAGAATAGTCCAGAGTTTTTATCTACTTCCCCAGCAGGTGAACGATAGTTATTATGAAAAGGACAGAAGATAATAAAATCAGAATCTACTTCCGATTCGATTGTGATGCCTGACCCTGCAATAACTCGCTTAATTTGTTCTTTTGAGTAGGAACCATTTGAGTTCCTTCTATACCTTGTATCCATAATGCTTTATTCTTTCCTATGTATGTTCCATATACTGTAAGTGTAAATTCATAGTAATCTTTTTCGTTATTATATTTTATCGTAAACTGTGGGTCTATGTCAAGTCTTGGCACATACCCCAGTTCACACATCTCAAGTGCTTTTAGTCTCACAAGTTCTAAACGAAGTCTTCCAATAGCAGCATCATTCTTGATGATACCGTCAAAGGTAAAGTTCTTAATAGGTCTGTGATATATATTCTCCACACTCTATTATAACTAGTTATCTTCAAAATCCTTATAACGATAGTAGCCCTTGTCAAAATCAACCTGAACTAGGAATTCACCCATAAAGCCATTACGGTTCTTACGGAATACACACTCTAGAATATCTGAGTTTGTGGCACGACCTAGGGCTAGAACCCAGTCAGCATCGTAGGCAATCTGGCGAGACCAAGCAGTCTGACCAAGAGTAGGCACCGTGTCTAGTTTTGTAACGTCATCTGGCGTAGCAGACGAGATAGCAATGATAGGCATTTCTTCTGAAATAGCCATCAATTTAAGTTCACGAGAAAGATTCTTCATACGAACAGTCTCATTATCAGATTTTTGGTTAGGAGACATCAACTGTAGATAGTCTACGATTACTAGGTCTGGCTTGTACTGGTCAATCTTACCACGGATAACTGATGGTGTAACTTCTCCACCATTGTCGTTAGAAATAATATGAAATTCTGGTTTACCAGCAAGTTCTTTTGCATGCCAGCGTTTCAAATCTGCAATCTCTACCTGACCATTACTAAGTTTACGATGTGACCAAAGACCTTCGCCCATGATAGCAAATACACGGTTACGAACTTCTGTCTCAGACATTTCAAGAGAAATAATTAGTGGTGACTTACCTTGCTTCCATGCTTGTACCGCCATATAAAGAGCAAACCAAGACTTACCAATTCCTGGATAAGCAAGGAACACACCCAACTGTCCTGGGGTAATTCCAGCAGGAAGATAATTATCAAACCCAGGTAGCCCAGTTTTAATACCAATAGAACCTAGTTCTTGCTGTCTAGCCAAGTTTTCAAAGTATGCAACAGCAGAATCAATATCAGTAGCATCAATGTCACGGATAACTGCTGTATTCTTTTTTAGTTCTGATGTCTTCTGGATTAAGTCTTCTAGTGCTTTAGTACCCTGACCTGCCTGAACATCCGAAGCAGTAGTTCTAAGAACATCTTTAAGACTATCATTTAAAAATTCTGCTTGTAGTTCTTCTAGGTGATACTTGGTAGCACCAACACTATCCACAGGAGCAAAGTCACGGAATTTATCTATAACCAAAGATACTGGTGGCACAGTACCATTAGTCTCAGAATAGTTGCGGATAAAAGTCCAAATGTCGTTATGGGTTCTTAGGATATTATCCACATTTGCTTGTAGCAAAACGTGTACTTGTTTGTCTGCCAATACAGCAGAGATTAGTTTTGATTCTGTATTATTCACTTAGCCACTCTTTCGCCTTAAGTCTACGTTCTGCTCGTTCTTTATTATCTTGTTGCACTTGCTTACGCTTGTAAACAATGTGGTCTGCATAATTTGCAAAATACTTCCAAGATGGATTTTCTGCTACATCGAAATAGTATGCAAGCAATTCATAGCATTCTGGCATACCATAAGATTCAATGAGTGCATCTGCAGCCCATTGCTCAACATTTAAATTTAGGGAAGGCTTTTCTTCGTACTTTGCAGTATGGAGTTTACTGTAACGACTAAGCAAAGCCATGCGGTCTTTGCGGTCAGCCATTACTTATTCTCTGTCTCTTCTACAGATTCCTTGACTTTTTCAGCCAACTTTGCTTCAACAAAAGCATAGACACGTTCAAACGCATCACTAGTAGTTTCGCCATTACGCTTGTTATCCGATACAGATAAGTCAATGCGAAGCGATTGAAAGTTACCCAGATTAAGCGTGTAGCCTAGCCCTACTGTAACCTTAGTCTCATCATTATTCATACCCTTTGTCCTTTCAAGAACACTAAATTGATTCATTCCAGATGGGCACAAATCTGCCATCATCCGTCTTTGTATAAACCAGTATACCATCGCCCATACGTCTTGTCAACTCTTGTTTTGTAGGTGTCACATCGTTGGTTATTAGTTTATCTTTTCTTGGTCTACCGTGGTGGTAGGAAGCAAGTATATCACGAATTTCTCTTACCTGTGATTCAGAATAGTAAGAACGGACCTGCCAGCCCCTCTCTCCGCCCTTCTGTGACCCCATAGGGAAGGGAATAATGCCTTTTAGCATTAAGGCTGGCATATACTTTTTATGCCTGTTTACGAGGCTTGCAGCCTCTCCTACGGTATATGCTCGTTGTCTATTCTTTTTAAAATCACTAACTAAACAACTTTCTATTTGGTCAAGTGTAATATTATAAACAGACATTATACCATTAGAGTTATTCATGTGATAGACACGGACAAGGCTTCCGTTTAGAAACCAAACTTTCTTGCTACCTGGAATTACAGGGGCAGCGTTGTATTGCTCCATTGTTAAAGCAGCCATAATATCCTATTCAGACGGAATGCCAACAGCAATAACATTTAGGTCAACTGTTGCTGTTCCTGCTTGGTTAAAAATCAATGTGCAAGTTACGGATTTGCTATCAACGCTATTAATGATGACAGTTATATTGGCGTTATTCTTAGAAACTGGTGTTACTGTGACAACAGGAGGAAACTTAAAGGAAATTTGCAAAGGAATGACTTTAGTAATTGTTTGATTCACAGTCACCTTTTGATTTGTTGATACGCTAGTTGTCGTTGCTGATAGGGATAGGTCAGATGTTTTCTTAGTAGAATCTTTATTTATTCCGTTATCAACATATGCGGTAGCAGAAGTTTTTCTTGCCAACTCACTATTTATGCTAATAAGTGATTGAACAATGTCATATAAATACTGGACATCTATTGGTTGTCCCAATTGCGGTAGTGTAGGTACGGTAGCCATATATCTATTATACCACTAACTTGGACTTCCGCCATCAATTGTATTGTCCAATGAACTTATTTGTAATGTTGGCTTTGTTGTTAAATTTGGTGATAAATATACATAATTTCGTGCCACACTTGTATCTAACAGTGTTGGTGGATTAGTTCTTGGAACTAAGTAATATTTATATTGAATAACATTATTATCCGTATATATTTGTTTTGGAATTTTTACAACAATTTGACCATTATCTGCCGAAGAACCAGCATAACCATAAGATTTATTTGTTGCTGAAAATTTTGATATACTAACAATTGTTCCAGCAACAATATCTGGGCTTGTACCTGTAGGGTCATATGTTAAAACATTTATTGTGTTATTTGAAAGTTTTGTAATTGTTGTGCTTGTGGCAGTTCCACCTAGTGTTCCATTATCTGGCACTAGAGCAAAACTTCCTGGTTTTCCTTTAATCAAATCTTGAGTGTTTAAATTTTTTGTATCAATATTTGTTAATGTTGCAAATGTATAATATCCACTTGGAGTGGTAATACTACTTGCTTCAATTGTTGCATTTTTTGAAACTTCGTAGCCCCATCTTTCAACTATATCAATAGTTCCAACAATCGTTATTGGACCAGGATTAAAACCAATATCTATTTTAATAGTTGTTCCTGTAGTTCCACTTTTAGTTACCCAAGTACCATTATAAGCATCTGGTGTAACTCCAGAAATAATTATTGTTTTACCTACTCTAATATTGTGTGTCACAGAAGTTGTTAAAGTTATTATTGTACCTGCAAGAGTTGGAGTTTGTTTTGGAATATTTATAATTGAGTCTGCAAAATTCCAACTAACAAAGGCATCAAAATTTTTGTATGGAATTAATCTTTTATTATTTATCCATCCACCATCAAAATTAATAAACAAATTATCCTCATCCGTATACGATGTTGGGGTCCATCCAGAATAAAAAACTGGATTTGAATAAATATCATTAACAGTTATGGGCTGTACTTCTTCTGGATTTATTGTATAAATAGATGACCATTGAGATGTTTCATTTTTATCTTTAGAAACTAATCTATATCTTAATCTAACTTTTTTGTCTGCTCCACTATATGGAACATCTTCTAATGGAATTGATACTTTTGTAATCATTATGCCACTCCAAGATTAAATCTAAATTCTACAAGACCTAGAGTATCGCTGGCTTTTACAATATTTGTTAATGGAACTGAGTATCCAATTAAACCATATAGTGGGTTGGTTGTTGAATTATTTTCAAACCTTAGTGCGTCAAAAATAATTGCATAATTTGCATTAGAAGTTGAGTCATTTGCTTTAGCATAAATTTTTACAGTATTGACTGCTGACCATTTAAAATCTCCATTAGATGTTCCTTTATCTAATGTTTGTTTTCCAATAAGGTATCTAGGAGAAGATGCGGTTCCTGAAGTAGTTATGGCTCCTGGGTTAGAACCAATATTTAAAACAAGTGTACTTCCTGTAGTTCCAGTTTGAGTTACCCAAGTACCATTATATCCAGATGGTGTTATTCCCCTAAGAACAACATTTTCTCCTACAGAAAAACTATGTGATGATGCTGTGGTAATAGTTATATTTGTTGTTCCAGTTGGAGTATGTGTATTTATTGTGCTATCACTTTTGATATTTTTAACCCAAGTTGTATTGCTATTTATAGTATTTGTTGTATCAAATACATATTCCCTATATGTTTGTCCATCATTAGTCATAAACCTTATTGTAAACTGTACTCCAGCACTAGGAGGACTTGTTAATGTTGTAGAATTTATAACATTAAACGCTACCCTCAATTCGTCTACAGATGTTGAGGCATTGTCTAAATCTGTTGCATTTTTAAAACCAGTTAGTTCTACATATTTTCCAGTATTGTATGTTGTTGACATGTCTCCAAGAATTAAAAATGCACTATCTAATATTTTTGGTCTTTCATGTCTTGCAAATCTTGTTGTTTGATAATATGAATTATTAAAAAATGAGTTACTGGCATCAAAAGAGTAAGCCTTTAGTGTCGTGGCACCGTCCGTCTGAGCATCAAGTGCACCTGTAGTATTCCCATAGTCTAATGGATTAGATATAAACGTTAGTGGTGAGTTGTAGGTTGATGCGTCATTGTATGACCACAACTCATTAATAGAAAAATCTAGAAGCATTTTGCTACCAACAGAGTTTGAAAGCAATGAGTCATATGCGGCAGGATACAAACCAATTTCTGTAATATCAAATCTATCCAAACTATCAATCTGTGCTGTAAACACTAATTGTCTATTACCATTGGAATCTACAGTTAATCCTTTTGATATTACTGGATATCTGGCTGCCTCAAAATTTAAAGATTGTTGGGTTGCTGTTGCTGTTATGCCACCTGTTCCAATAGCAATATAGTTAGCGTAACTATCTATCTGTCCAAGCAAGTACTTGGATATCATGTTTTTACCAAAATTTGTAATCATATTTTCACCAATACCATTCTATCATGTTTCGGCTGCCTCTATGTCATCATACTCTACAAACTCTACCTCTACTTGATATTCGTTATAGTTGTTATATATTTCTATTGTAATGTTTGAATAATTTTCATTAAAAATTAAATTATTATATAACAATGATTCATAATATACTGGAACATAATCTGAAAGTTGGGCTTTGCCTGAAACATTTGTTTTACTTACAGTGGTATAGCCACCATATGTTTTAAAATATCCTTTTCCAACTTCAATTAATCGTATATCACTTGCATCAAATTGCGTCCCAGAGATAGTTCCAATATTTGATATAGTAATATTAAAATTACTTGATATACTATAATTAGACAAATCTTGATTTACATAATAAGTTTTATATCCAGAAGTGGCTCCTGGTCCCCAAGAGGATTGAGACACAGCAATAACATCTAAATTAACAATATTTTTATTTATATAATCATTTAAATCAATAGAGTTATTGTTTGACGGTGACAGGTTAAAGTCTAATTTTACTTGGTTTGCAACTTTGTTTGTATTGGAAACTACGCTATAAGCAGTTTCTGTAGTATTTATTTCATCATATCTAACAAGATTGCTTAGTTCCATACCGCCAATGTCTTCAAAAATTAATCCAGTCATGTAGTCTATGTCTTGAGTATCTTTATCTATAAACAAATTTGATGTAGCAATTTTAACTGCCTCTTGTGCACCATATGCAAATAGTTTGGGAACTGGGTCTGGTTTAGATTTTGGTTTTGACATTACACTACCTCACTCAAATAAAGATTCATTGTTGGACCGTCCTTTGTACGATTATATTCAATATTATATACTATAAATCTAGCATCCACATCTGAAATTTGACGATAACCACTAGTATCTACATAATCAATTTGAACAATGTCTCCTAATTGAATCATTGGATTAGCAAAAATACTGACACCAACTGATTTACGTTGCTTCATTACCTTGGCAACCATCCACTCCATTAGTTTATTTGCTGCATCTTGGTTTTGAATATATACTCCATTTAAAGTAAAGTCTTTTTTACCATATGTGTTTCTACTATTTTGAATATCTATAAACTGTTTGTCGTAAACTGATGGTGCATTTACAGTGCCTGTGCTATTTAATTTTGGACTAGAATAATCACTATTCTTAGAAAAATATTCGTCAACAGTAAGGTCGTGTGGCGACTGTTGTGTAAATGCTAGTCCTTGAATTCTTAGATAGTTACCACTTGTTTCATCTAAGTTTAGTGCAGAATCTGTTGTATTGAATACCATGAACTCTGCACCGTAGGCATTTGGTAAAAATCCTGAAATAGAATATCCTTGTAAATTGTTAAAGGTAGGTGAAATCTTTGAATATATTGCAGGGTAGGATTTGTCATAACGAATATTAAAGTAGGCACACTCACGCATAATAGTTCCAAACTCATCGTAATACATTAAGTATTTTGGTGTACTAGATGGACTGATTGCTGACAGATACGTTTGCTGTACCGCTGGATTAATAGTATATTTTGAAAATGATGGATTGTACGAAGTCTCATCTGAAAATATAGTTCTTAAAGGTGCATCTTTTTTCTTTTGGGTAGCAGTATATTCTGGATTATTAGCCAATGCATAAATATGTTCAAACATTACTTTTGATGTTCCACGAACAAATAGTGCCATCTTATTATTCTTATCACTCATTTTAATTGGGTCTGTATCTGTTGCAGTACCCATTAAAACATTATTAATATAAAGATAGAACTTGTGATTTGTTTTAGAAATAACTTCTTGTTCAATTGCTAGGTCAAAAACTGTTGGGTTCTTTTCTGCACTTAGCCTAGCCATGCCTACAAAATCTCCATCGTCCACTGTTATCGGTGCCTGACCTGACCATAGCAAAATTGGAATTGCTTTAGATGTTCCTACTTCTTTTCTAATTTTGTAAAAGAAAACATTTTGTACTGGAGCCTTTGCCACTGTGCTATTTGTATTTACACTATTTTGTGAAAGAGCAGAAATTTCAAAGTAATATCCATTATTGACGTTAGTAGTTGTATCAACACGAATAGCCAAACCTCCACCTGCACCTGCAAGATATTTACTTTGGTCTGGCTGGTCTGGTTTAACAGAACCAATAGTCATTGCACCTAGTGGCAACTGTGTTGTTGAATTGCTAGAAATATCTGCATTTTCTATTTTTCCAATAATTCTCATTCTTGTGCCAAAATGGTCGTATGTTATTTTTTGAGTAGAAATAGCGGTATCTAAATCATTTGTAGCAACATAAGATATTACGCCAAGTGGGTCTGTCAATCCTTGATATCCTGTTAATATTAGGGCTGATGCTTGAATACTTCCAGAGTTAGAACTTTCTTTATTTTGTTTTGCATATGATGTTTCTGTATAATATGACTCATTTAGAAAATCTTTAACTATACCCTGAGTTTTTGCATTGTAAGTACTACCTATAACTCCTGCACTTCCAGCCTCAACCCCTGCTAAACTTAAATCAGATATTGTCAATGTTGTGCTTGCTGTTATAGTACCAGTAATTGCTGCAGTCAATTCTATTGTTCTTGAAGAATGTGTAACTGTTTTAATTTTTGTTCCACTAGGAACATTTGTTCCAGAAACATAATATCCTGCCTGTAAACCTGTTGTATTTTGGGCTAAAACAAATGTTGTATCTCCACTTGAATGAGTTGAATTTGGAGAAACTTTATATTCTGTTTTTTGATATGGATTACTAAATATATATTGGTCTTCCATTCTCATATTATAAACATTTGCTGAGTTTGTCCAATGACTATCACTTGCAAAACCTGCGGTATGTTTTACAATTTTTGTTCCAAATTGTGCACGACCATGCTTAAGAACTTCTCCAATAGTTGGTGTAATTCCATCAACCTCGTAAGATGGTTCGCAATAAATTCTTACATTTCCTGTTGGAAACATTTTTCCACCAAAAGGTAACTTAGAAAAATAGTATTGATAATCTTGTACGCTAGATATCCAGACATCCCCAATTGCACTTACATTGTATTGAACTGCATCATATTTAATAATTTCTCCATTTGCATAAAAGTATCCTTTGTATCTGCTAATCCAATAAACTGATGGTCCAAAGTCCATGACATTATTAATTATTACATTGCTACTGTTTACTGTTGGAGGACTTCCAATAAGGTCTGAATTTAAAGTAACAGCACTAAGAGAATAACTAGATTGATTTGCTACCTCATCATTTACAGAACGCAAAGCCTCGGTTCCTGCAACTTCCCAAAGCAATACTGGTTTATATTTCCAAACCTGGTCACGGTTAACTAAAGCAGCCTCACGAAGTGTTCCATAAGATTTTTGAATATATCTTGTTGTATAAGATATCTTGCCACCATTATAAACCATGTTGCTTTCAGAACTTATACCCATAATGTTACTAAGATTTGATGATGTTATACTATTTTTAAGTGGTCCACTCTGAGCACTATCTACAGAGCCATAAAGGGTAAGGTCAACTGAACGCTCTGTTGTTTTTGGCATCATATAGTCTTTGCTCATACAAATAAGGTTGTTATATTCGTCAAAGAACATTGCTGTCTGTGTTGAATCTGCTAAATCATTTAAAACCTGTGCTACGTTTGTGTCTGGTGCAACAAAGAAATATGGAATAACATCATCGTTTTCTCCGTCTATTCTTTTAAAATAATAATTAGAAAAACCAATTGAGTCTAATAGTATAGATACTGCCGCACTTAATGAAACATTTTTTAACAATAATTGTGGTGCCATGCTTGTTTCAAAATAAAAATATAAATCTCTTAACGTTAAAGAAATCTTTCTATCTTCACTGTTAGTTTGTGGAAATCCTTCAACATACATGGTTTTAAGAGGAACGTGATAATCTACACCGTTTGCATCAATAATTGATTCATAGAACTTAATTTGTATGTTTTGAGATATAGTATTATAGATAATGCTATCTGTATTCTGATAATTAAATGCCTCATCATAGTCAAATAGATTCAATGTTCCTGTTGATGCTAATAGTTGTCCAACAGGTATTCCAGTATTACCAATATCTGATGCTACTTTTTTTACACTATAGTCTGTTGTTTTATCTGTTAGGTCTACAACTAGTCTAGGAGACATTTCAATTAAATCAAATGTTGTATCTTTTTTATTTACTGTGTCTACAACAACTCTTATGCCTTTGATATATTGGAATTCTCTATAGTGTGTAACTGAACTGATTGTGTATGATGGTGGCAATGTCATATCCGTTACCCTCGGAGTGTTGGTTACAAGTGTTTCAGAATTTAAAAACCAGTCATATGTTGGGGTAAAACTATTCCAAATACCAGCATTCCAAATATATAGCGTTCCAGCCGAACCGCTGGCTGGCACCAAATACCCATCTCCATTAGTTGCTGATAATGGAAGCATTGCAGAAGAAACAAGTTCACCAAAGTATGTAAATATACTTCCATATGTAGCATCTTGAACAATTGGAACTCCACCAATATGTAATCCATATGCAAGTTCTACATAGCCATCTGCATTAATTACTCTGGTAGAAGTAGTAAAAGATTTTGCTGTTTGCCAGTTATTTGAACTATCTAAGTATTCAATTCTCCAAGAAAGTGGGGTGCGTTGGTTAGCCAAATTAGTATTAAGAGTAATGCTTGGGTTTTCATAAAATGGGTCAGTTAGAGATGTACCAGATTTATTTTTGTATGCCCCATTATTTACCTCACCAACAACAGTTTGCATTTTAACAACTAACCTATTTGCTGGCACAACATTTGTGTATTTTACAAATGGGGCTGCATCATCTATGTAATATTCTGTTCCAGTTTTAAGAGTCTTTGCAACACCACGCATAGTTCCATCAGTATCGATTCTGCATGATGTCCAATATTTAAACTTATCATTTTTAGATGATATATAAAACCTTGGTCTTTTAGCCATTGATGAATTTGAATTATGAGTATAATAACTATTAAAATATCTTAACTTATTAATTCCAGAACGAGGTCTAAACTTACCAAAACAATCAACCAAAGAATAAAGCAATTCTTCTTTTTCATTTTTGTTTACAAAAGTATATGGAGCACTTGTTGCATTATATATTCCACCAGAAGAAACAACGCTAGAGTCAGTAAATCCATACCAAGTTGGCGTAACGGTTGCAGAAGTTTCATTTACATATGAACCAGAGGCTGCTGCTGGAACTGCAGGTCTATTTTTATAATTACCATACTTATCAATGTTTTCTGCATAATTCATATTCCATTCAGCAAGCACAACCGATTGTGACTTGATTGTTGAGTTCTGCTCTAAATACGTTTTTAATGTAGCGTTATTGTACATTTAAACCTCTTCCAGGCTACAGGAAATATTCCAAAAGTCGTAATTACTTCCGCCTCGTTTTTGAACGCTATAACTAAAATCAGAAACATACATTAAGATTACTTCATTGTATTCTTTAATTCTATCATAGTCTGCTGCTGATTCTGCACTTCCTGCTAAAGCAAAATTATCATATCTGTCATACTGTAAATAAACATAGAAAGGGTCTTTGTGGTCTTCATACCATTTAACAATATCAACTCCACCTGCACCACCATCAACAGTATATGCGGTGTCTGTTAGGTTTGGTGATTGCTGTGAAAATGCTGACACTCCAGAACTATTGAACAATGGGTCAGTGCTAAATGAACGTGAAGGAAGCATATCCCAAGAAATAGATAAAGATATCTTGTCAGCAATGTGGTATGACCTCATTCGACCATTAATCATACGTTCACGTTTTTCAATACGAGTATTTTTAAAACTTAGTTCTTTTCTGTTATGGTCAGAGAGAATGAGAAAGTTATCTCCACTTGCTGATGCACCAATCTCTTCGCCAGATGGAAGATAGATGGGAAGACCTGCATAAAACGTCATTGTTCCAGAAGTAGCGTGATTAACTGAAAGGGTAATCTGTCCAGTTCCTATATTAATAGCAGTAATAATTGGCGTAGTTAAACCAAATGCCCCTGTACCAGAACTTTGTGTAATAGCATAACCAACTTTGAGTAATGCAGCATTACCAGTAGAAATAGTCATGGTATTTTGTGCACTAGTAATATTTGCTGTTGTTGAAATACCTGCATAAATTGAACTAGCGGCAATGGTAGGAGCACTATCAGCCCACATCATTGCTTGTGGTCTGCTATATTTTTTTCTACCTGAAAGATACGCTGATGTTGTCATTAGTAAGTATTGCTCCTAACCCTCTGGGATTCTATCTGTCTAATCTGTGTCATAACTGCCTTAGCAATGTCATTAGCGTCAGCACCTGATGCCACATTAACATTGATACTATAATTATACACTGAATCAGATGGCATGTTTCCAGAGTTTATAGTATTAAGTTTATCTATTCCAATAGCGTCTACTGATGACTTCTTTACCACAAATTCTCCTGGGGTAAGCATAGCAGGTACTGTGTCAGTTCCATAAATACCGCCACCATAGGCATATCCCTTTGGCATAATCAATCCACCAGTAGCCTTTTTAACTGGATTTACAACTGCACTATATTCTCTTTCTGCAAGTTGACCAATACGAATACCAAGTTCTAACTCTGCTGCTTTAGCCTTAGTAATTGCTTCCGCATTGATTCTAATTTTTTCTTCTACCTCAGCCCTAGTCATTTGAACACCATTAATGTCAACAACAAGTTTTGAAAGTTCTAATGTTCTAGCAAGTTCAAGGTTTTTCTTTTGGTCCTCTAAAGCAAATGAAGTGTCTTGCTTTCTTTTATCTAGTGCAGCACGAGCAGCAGCAGCAATGTCACCTTTAGCCAAAGCATCAGCAAGGGTTAAAGTACTTTGTTGTTGTGCAGAATTTCTTTCATTAAGAGTATTGATTGTATCAAGTGCTTTAATTCTATCGTCATAACGTTTATTAATTTCATCTTCAGAAATCTTGAGTACTTCGAGGTCTGCACTATACATATCATTATATTTTTGTTTTCTTTCTGCAGCATTAAGTCCTAGCCAGTCAATTTCTTTTTGTTGTAGAATGGCTTTATTTATACCTGCCAAAATTTGCTTGGCACCTGCTTTAAGTTTTCCAGTTTTAGTATCGATAAGTGCTTTAGTTGTTGCTTCATCTCCACCAAGAGCAGCCTGAATAATATCATTGCTTGCACCTGCTGCTTTTAGTTGTGTAAACAAACCATTAAGTTTAGGTGCTGCTGCTCCAAACTTTTTAAGTGCAGCACCAGAATCTGCAAAACCAGTTGTTAATGCTTGTGTTGCTTTACCAGCATCTCTAGCAGTTTTAACATACTGGTCTAACCAAGAAGATTCTTTTTGATTACTATTATCATCATTACTAGCATTAGGGTCAAAGGCGAAATCTGCTGTTCTAGTTTGAACAGTTAAATCTGCCTGAGTAGCAAAATAGTCAGCCTGTGTCTTACCTTTATTTTCTGGTTTAGCAAGCCAAGTATTAACCCTTGCCAATAGTGCTGTATCTCCAGCAGCATACATTCTATACAATGTTGTATATTCTGTAGTAAATGTCATTCTTTCATTTTTAGTTTTATAGTTCAAAAGGTTAAAACTTTTTTGACCTCCCATTGAACCAGCAACATCTGCACCAACATACTTCTCAATCAAATCAATTGTAATTACTTTATTAGTTTCTAACTCATTCATATCTGTATTTATTTGACTTAAGATACCTTCATTATTTGTAGCAAAAGTTAACATCATTTCTACCATTTTTGTATCCCCAGAGTCTGCATAAATTCCAGTTGTTTTTTGAAATAATTCTAATGCATCCAAAGTTGCTTCCGCTTTGGCAGGGTCTTTTGTTTCCATGGACATTAAAAATTTATATTGAGTTGCTTCATCTTTTAGATTTCCAGCAAAAGTTGCTGCCCTATTTGCCATAACTGGACTTGCCAATAGCATTTCTCTAATTTTTTTATTACCTTCAGCAGTATGACCTAAAATATTAGATAAATCTGTTGCTTGAGCAAGACCTAATTGGTCGGATGTAACTGCAGACCTCATTGTTATTCTTTGAGTATCGGTTGCTCCAGGTCCAAGATTATCGATAGCACTCTTTGCTATAACAGCCTCTGCCTCTCTACCAGTTCCTTCAAAATGTTTTGTAAATCCTTCTTCTGATGCTTTCTTTGCTGCGTCATAGACATCTGGACTATCTTTTTTTAATTTTGCCAATTTGGCATACGAAAGATAACTTTGAGCAGTATTTCTTTCTAAAAGTTTTTGTTGTTGTACTAAAAATTCATTTTGTAATCTAATTGCTTCTGCTGTTTTTCCTGCTGCTTCTGCATCAGATATTCTTTTTTGATAAAGTAAATCTAATGAATCTAATGCTTGTTGTTGAATTTGAGGTATTTGTTCATATTGTGCTGCAAGCATACCGCCTATTGCTGTTTTTTCTTCAGCACTGCGGCGAACTAATTGAACCATTGTTCCTTTTATTCCCATGTAAGTATCGTCTACAACTTGACTTTTAAATTCCCCTTGTTCAGTATTTTTTACAAAATCAGAAACAATTCCTTTAGTAAAATTAATTCTAGTATTTACTGGGTCTTTTTCTAAATTTTCACCTTTTGGACCAAATAAAGCATTAATTCTTGCAGAAACTTTTATTCCAAAATTAAGATTTTTTAATCTAGCACCTAATGCTTCTGCAACACTCTTTGCTTGTGCAGATGTTAATACTCCAGAAACTACTGCAGAAGATAGTTGTTGAGCCATTTGCTCTAATGCTTTTCCTGTACCACCATTTTTTATCGATGCATTTACACTTTCTAAAATACCTTTTCCAGATTCCCCCTCCATAAAAGATTGACCAAATGTTTTTTTACCTGCAACAATATTAAAAAATTGACCAGAGGATTCTGCTCTTTGTTTATCCACTATTTCAGTAGCACTAACCTTTTTTGCAAATTCTGCAAACTTCATAATTGCCTTATTGCCAGCACCCATAGACTGTGCTAAGTTATAGGATTCTTCTCTAATTTTTTTAAAATGTGCATCTACTTGTGCTGAAATTGTTGCTACCGCCATTAACCCACCAACAACCATACCAGCAGGACCAGGAATCATAGACATAGCACCTGTCATTGCACCAATAGCAGGAAGTGCTGCACCTGCAGCCTCACCAATTGGACCACCCATAGCAGATACTGCCCCAACAGCAGCAGTAGCACCATACATAGCACCTTGAACTTTTCCAGTAAACTTACTTCTAGTAAATAGTTTAGAAAGACCAGATTGTTTCTTTTCTTCTACATTCTTTTTATTCATCCAAACTTCTTCTTTTTCAAGAATTCGTTTTTCATTTTCCTGCTGCTTTAATCTTTCTTCATCAGTCATAGCAAGTTTTGCAGCAAATTCTCTTCGTTTATCTATAAGTTCTCTATAAGACTTATCCTCAGTAGCCATCTGTTCTTCAATTTGTTCACGACTTAAACGAGTTATTTCTTTCTTTTTTGCAACTAAGGCTTCTTCTAAAGCAACAACTTTTGATTGTTCTGCAAGCATAGCCTGACTATCAGCATCGAAAGAAGTAACGGTAACTGCGGATGCTGGCATTCCTGGTATTCTTTTAACTTCATCTTTGCCATCAACGTATCCTGGAATTATAGTTCCCTTTGCATACCCTGGCAAATTACCAGCAATCATTCCTTTAATTAGTCCACGGTGTTGAGCAGCACGATTAGCAGGAATAACAGCCTCACCAGGAGACAGCATTGCAGGAACTACATCACCAGCACCCTTTGGTCCTGGAACTGAGAATACACCATTAGCATATCCTGGAATTACTCCACCCTTATTTAGATGAAGTCCAAACATTGCCAAAACCATTTTTGCAAGTTGTCCTAAACCACTAGTCATAGCCTTAAATCCTGCTGGGTTAGTTGCTGCAGTCTTACCTATTGCTGAACCAACAGCCATTGTCAACGCTCCAGCACCATACGCTACACCCTTTGCAGTATTTGCAATTTTGCCTGGGGCAGCCTTTGCTATCTTTTTTGCTTTATACCCAAATGACTGTTGTTCTAAATACTCTGCACTTCTAGCAATCTGATTATCAAGAGCCTCATCGCTTCTCAAACGCATCAGCCTATCCATAGATGCTGTATTTAGTCTTTCTCTTCCGTTAGAACTAGCCTCTTTGGATTGTGCTAATGCAAGAGCAAATTGTGGATTAGATTTGATTGATTGAATAACTGCATCATCTGATAATCCTTGTTTCTTTAAATCAACTAGTTCAAGTAAAATGTTGTGTTTTAGTTCTGCATCAGAATATGAAGACTTCTTTTGTCCCATACCAGGAATACCAAAACTTCCCTTAGCATACCCAGGAATAATTCCACCGTTAGAAAGTTGAATAGGCTCTGTTTCCTCCCACTCAATACCCTTTTCTATTCCGCCACCCTTTTTAAAAGCAGCAATAGCATCTTCATATGAATATAGGTCTGGATAAACTTGTTCCATTTTTAGACCAGTTTTTTGTAGTCCTGGATGAACTACACGTTTTTCATCTACAGAAGCAAGATACTCAAATAGGTTCATTGCTTTCTTATATGCTTCAGTATATTGTCCATCTCTATGAAGTCTAATAACTGACTCATATGTTTCTAGTGACTTGTCCCTATATGTTGCTGTGCCAGCGGCATTTGAATAAGTATCTGAACCAACTACTTGAGAACGATATTGTCCAAGTTTTGCAAGTAAAAATTCTTGAGGTGCTGGAACTGCACCTGAAGTTCCTCCAGAATATCCAGGAACAACACCACCTTTAGCAAAGAATTTAAGATTTTTAAGAACATCAAATCCTCCAGGGGCAAAAGATAAGTCTGATGCATATTTTTTACTTGTATCATCATATGCAGGAAAATCATCTGTTGAAAAACTTCCTGGCTTTGCACTATTGTCTCTCCAAGTTAGTGGAACCATATTTCCATTATTATCTTGTACAATAGGTAAAGGTGCTGATTTGTTTCCTGCCCTAGCCCAAGCATTTGCTGCATCTTGTGCTAATTTACGAAGGGCACGTCCTTCGGCAGTTTTACTTGAACCAATACCATCTGCTTTAATTCTTCCAAAACGACCACCAAAAGGAGTTTGGGCAACTGGGAATCCCTTATCGGTTCCTGCAACTAAAACAAGTTCATCATTTTGCAACATTGTTCGAATCAAATCATTCCATTTAGGTGCATCTAAACCATCACGTTTAGGACGAACTGTACCAACTTGTTTTGTTCTTTCCCAAATTAGATTTGCTGCACCACCAATACCAGATGTATTGGCAGTTTGCTCATTAATAGTTTGCTCTACTATTCCTGCAAATATTGAATCTTTAATTAATGACTCTCCTGCAAACCTTGTTCCAATAATATCTTCAAGGATTTGAGCATCTGACATATTTTTAACACCAGACATTTTTGCAGTTTTACTTAATTTACCACGCAAAGCATTATAGGCTTGACTAAATATTGGTCCACTTACACCAGTATTAGTTTCTTTAATTAATTGATTCAACTTACCTGGCAAACTTATAGTAAGATTGCTAAGAACTTTAAACTTATTAAAGTCTTCTGGAGTAGATTCTGCAAAGACTCTTTTTAGTTGTTCTTGAACCTTTGGGTCATTGATATTCATTTCGCCATAAGCATGAGTTTCTTGAATTTTTAGCAACTCATAAATTTCTTGTGGAGTGTAGTCAGATTCATGCTTAACGTTATTGGTTCCGCCATCATATCCAACAATACCACCAAGAGCATACTTCTTTGGAGTTACTGCAGAATGCATTGCTTGATATTTACCCCAGTCAACACCCATACCTGCTTGAAGTCTTTGCTGCATAGCCATGTATGCCGCTTTTTCTTCTGGATTAAGGTTTCCAAATCCAGCGATTGTGGTTTGAAGTCTTGGCATAACTGATTGAATTTCAGCCTTCATAGCGGCATCATATTCTGCAGGTGTCATACTCTTAGCAATTTCTGCTGTTGATTCAGCAAAGAATCTCTTGGCACCGCCCTTTACACCAAGAAGATTGATGATGGCTTGTTCTTCCATAGAGTTAATTGAGCCACCAAGTTTACGCTTACCAGATGCAGTTTGGAAAACACCTGCAGTACCAACATCTGCAAGAATATCTCCACCAAGATTACCAATTCCAAGGTCCTTATCTCCACGAAGAAGAGATGCTACAAGTTGTTTAATATATTGCTGTTTTGTAAATGATGTAGAAATATTTGCAATCTGTTCATTTAATTGTGATTCAAGTGCAATGAACTTACGTTTTCCTTCTGGGTCTGTTGGGTCCATCATTGTAACAATTTTTTGTTGTGGAGTTATTAGTTGATGAGCATCTCTTGCAATTTGAGTTCCACGAACTTCTGCCATTGCTGAAACAAGGTCTACCTGTGGCTTTACAAATACCTTTGTACCGTCTGCTTTTTCATAAATTCCTCCAACTTGGAATGCAGGAAATGAGTGCCCACTTGTTGGTTCAATCTGTCTTACATAGTGTTCTGGAGGAACTGCTCCATATGGACCAGCATAAACTTCATCGCTAATCTCTTTAAGTGATTTACCAGTTCTAAGCATACCCTCTGTTTGTTTTTGAGTAAGTGGACCAATAGTACTTTGACGCATTCCAACGCCAGTAGTTCCATCTTCAAATCCTGGAAGATTGCCAGCAACCATACCAGCAATTACAGGTGCATATTTTTGTGCATGTTTGGCTGGTATAACTGCTTCACCTGGAGACAGCAAGGCTGGAATAATATCTCCTGCACCTCTTGGACCAGGAACCATAGAAACACCATTAGCATATCTTTTAGGAACAGCATTTGGATTTCCTGTTGGTATTCCTGGAACACCAGAATATTGCTGTTGGGCTTCTACTGCTTGTCTATATGACCTAGTTAATTCATCTAATGCTGCTTTTTCAGAGGTAAATGTTTGACGAAGTTTGGCATGTGCTTGGTCAAGAGATGCTGCAACTGCTGCACCCTTCAACTGTTCTGTAGTCATATAACTAGTTTGTTCACCAAGAATATCTGATGGCTTAGTTGTCTTATTAATGAAACCTTTCATATTTGTAAATAGTTTCATAATATTTGCTACACCGTTTGCAATCAAACCAAATGTCATTAGTAGTACAGGACCAATACCTGCTACTGCTAAAACTAACATTGATACAAAGTTTTTAGTTCCTTCACCCAGATTATTAAAACCATCTAGAATCTTGCTTACAAATTCAATAATTGGTGTTACAGCCTTTAAGAATGCTTCTCCAACTGGAGCAAGTTTTGCTTGCATATCTTGCATAGATTTTTGAAATTTAAACATTGGAGAATCTGAAATCTTTTTCATTTCTCGTTCTGACAAGATTGCTAATTCTTCTGCTGAGTTTTTAGATAATTCTGCTACTTGAGATGCTTGGCTACCTTCGGCAATTACGTTTTGGAACAATGTTGAAAGTCTGGAAAATTGGAACTTTCCAAACATTTGTTCAATAGCACGAGCACGGTTTAGTGGGTCAAGAGTGTCTAGTGCTTTAGCAAAATCAACAACTGTTTTCTTTAGATTACCTTTATCTGCTTCAACAATACCTTTAACATTGATACCAAATCCTTGAAGAAATTTTGATGCTTTTTCTGATGGATTAATCAATGATGCCAAACCAGATTTAATTGCGTTAGCACCTTCAGATGCGTTAATTCCACCTTCTTTCATTGCTGTCATAAAGAATGCCAAATCTTTTACATCTCCACCAAGTTGTTTAACAACAGGGGCAGCCTTTGGAATAGCAGTAGTTAAATCATCAATACTGAGTGTAGTTTGGTTTTCAACTGCGTTCAAGAAGTCAATGTTTTTACCTAAATCTTCTGCTGCAACTCCAAAAGCATTTGTAAGACTAATAGTAGTTTCTAAAGCCTTTGTCTGGTCTACCCCACCTAAGATAGAAAGTTTTGCAGCATTATTTATTTGTGCAATAAGGTCTGCACCAGTTTTACCCATAGCGGCTGCCTGAGCAGCCATATCCATAGTATCTGCAACTGCAACACCATACTTTGTAAATTCATTTGCAAGACTTTGTACAGACTTAACCATCTTATTGGCTTCTTCTGTAGTTGTATTCATGTCACCATAAACACGTCTAAACTTTACAGATGCTTGTTCAATTTGCATGTATGCCTTAGCAGCAGCAGAACCCATCATTGTTAATGGGATTGTAAAACCAACCATAAGTTGGCGACCAGCCCATTGAGTATTTTTACCAAAGTTTAGAAGACTTGTAGAACCCTGTGTCATTAACTGATTAAAGAGTTGTTGTTTTTGTGCTGCAATCTGTGTTTTAGTTGCAAGATTAGTCATATCAAGTGATAGTGGCTTTACAGCAATAGCCTTCATAGCACCTGTGGCATCACGACCAAGTTTGATGTATTGGGTTTGTAGTTCTTTTACTCGTTCTTTTGCTACCTGGGTTATAGTTGCATACTCTGATTTAAACAATTTACCGAAAGTTTTTGAAGCACCGCCAGCATATCTAAAGTATTCTCCAATAGAAAATTTATTTTTTTCTAAAGATTCTGTAAATGATTCTGCACTTGTTTTTATTGTTTGAACGTTGGCTCTGAATTTTCCAGTAGCATTAATTGAGGTTATAAGATTTTGCTGCATTGCAGCAGCAGCAGAAGCATTTTGTGCACCTGCATTTCGCATTGCTTGCTGAAAGGCTGATATCTGTTGCTGTAAAAGTTTTAGTTGTGCCAGAGCGTCTGACGTATCTATATTAACTTTTATATTGGAATTGATATCAGCCATTCAACTTACACCGCTTTATTAGCCGATTAAACCACCCATTAGTGAGGCTTCACTAAGTTTAATACCAGATGCTTCTTCAACAATCTTGTATACGGTTGGTAGGTCCAAAAGTTCTTCTAGAGCCTTTGCATCCTTGGCTAGGTCTGGAGCAAATTGCTGAAGTGCAATCTGAACACATTCCATGAGAAGTGTCATAGACTTCTCGTTGTTATCTGCTACTTCTGCGATACCCTCAAATTTTGTCATAAAGGGACGTAGAAGAGAGATTTTCAATGGACGTACAGTAATACTTGTTCCGTCCAGTAGTTCTACAGTTCTTGGTTCGTTAATTGTTGTAGACATGAATCCTCCTTAAGGTTCTTATTAATTATAGCATAACACAGTCTATTTTGAAACAACTTGATAGTCAAGACCCATGCCTATGCCAAATCCTGTTTGCTGTGCTTTTACTCCTTGCAAGGCTGTTATATCATTAGGGTCTCCATTGCCAACACCACTAGTTTGTGCTGCTACCCTGGCTTTCATTGCTTCCCAAGGGTCTTCTTCTTTTTTACCGCTGGCTTCATCAAGGTCTACACCTTGCATAGCAGCAAGAAATTTCTTTTCATTATAGTCTAATTCTCTTTTTGATTCAAGAATAGCCATTAATTCTGGCATACATATGTTTGATTCTAGTTCATCGAAGTTTTTCCATATTCCAAGAACAAAAATTTCTGCTTCTAGTTTAGCCAAATCTAATGTTTTCCAAGAACCATTATCTGTTGGTGCTACTGGTATTTGTTGTACACTATTGTCTATACTACTATCTGTAGGCTGACCCATTTTGATTCCAGCAGAAATTTCTAAAACTTTATAAATTGTTGGCAAATCCATACTATCTTCAACATCTTCAATTGTTTTAATTTTAGGATAATATTGTTTCATCGCTATTTTCATACAATGAATAAGTATTTTAATAGACTCATCATCATTTTTAGTATTTTTTATTGGTTCAAATACTTCCATAAATTCTTTTAAATATTTAATCTTTAATGGACTAACCTCTAACTCTGTTCCATCAATAAGGTAAATGTATTTTGTATCATATATATTAGTAGGCATAGTCTATTATACCAAAAGAAACTGCCCCAGGTATCCCCAGGGCAGCCTCATTAGTATTCAGTTATTATTTAATTTTTAGTATGTGCGGTCTACGATTTTACCGTAAGCACCATTTGCATCTGGGAGCAAACGGAACTCTACATCAAATGTAGTTGCAGCATCACGCTTTGCAGCGACAGTTACGTTGCTAATGTTTACAACACGATATGCGACATAGACACGTTCTGATTGGTCAGTTGTTGCTACACCTGTTGCATTGTTACCAATGTTAGATAGACCAGCACCAATTGCGATGAGCGAACGCTCAACTGGGTAGTCACCTAGGTCACCTGAGAACAAGTCAATATACTTACCATGTGCAGTGCTGTTTTCAGTGCTTGTACCTGGAGTATATGTAATTGTTGCTGCGGCTGTTGTTGCAGTGTTAGTGTAACGGTTTACAGAACCACGCTGTGCAAGTGCTAGTAGCAAGTTTTCCAAAGTTGCTTCTGCTAGAGAAGTCTTTAGAGTTACCTTCATACCTGACTTGTACAACTTTGCTACGTCTAGAATTTGGTCTACCATTACCTCACCGAATGATGGGTCGAATGATAGTTCTAGACCGTTGTTAGTGTAACCTACAGATGTGTAGTTAACGTTGTTTGCAAGGGTATCCTTGTAAGACGTTGCTTCTACGAAATCTGGAGCACCACCACCAGGGTTAGTACCTGACTGGATTGTGCTGTTTACGTTTACACCGTAATTTCCAATAAAAACTGCTGCAGCACCGACTACGATGTTAGCAGCGTTTCCTCTTGTATAAGTTGCCATATTTTTTTCACCTCTTTTTCTTTAATGAAATATATGGGCGTGTGTTTCCTCTATATAAGTATAACAGCCTTTTATTATCTATCAATCATAGTGTAGTCATAATATAAAATTATCTTGTTACCAGCATAGGTTCTGGCTGTACCAAAGTTAATAATGTCACGAGTTTCTTGCAATTGGAATACCTTGAAATTGTGGAATCTAAAATTTGGTTGTATTGTTTCACCTTCTACTGTAATAGAACCTTTAGCAACACACCAAGCATTTATATCTTCTGCTGTCTCATCTTCACCATCCATAAGTCTATTAATCTTTTCAGTTATCTTAATCATGTTGATAATTGAGTTTTCTGCTGTAGCATAAAAATAATATAACAATTCTTCACATTTAATATGTGGAAATGGACTTTTACGCATACGAAGCATGCGGTCATATGTACACATGACCCCACCTGGAGGAAAATATTCTGTAAGGTCATTTATGGTTGATGGAGTTGTTGGGAAAAATGGAATTGTATCAAACCCAAGTCCTTCTAACTTTTCTTGTAGATAGGCATTTACCCATAGTACAGGTGTGTTCAAAATAGATGTAGTGGTCATTCTTCTATTCTACCACCTTTCGATATCCATTCATAGCCAACTTTGATACCCACACTTTTTCCTTGCTTTATACCAGTAGATAAGTTTGTTTTGTATGGAATTGGGTTGTTCAAATACTCTAATACCCCAGAAACATATAGATAAGATTGCTGAAAATATGTGCCAAAAAACTCATCTAAAATTCTTTCAAAACTTCCAGCAACACCGTCACCGCCAGGATTTGCAACAATTATAGGATTTTTAGTAAACACCTGAGTTCCTTCATCATTGAAAGATAAAACTTTTGCATTCTTTGGTCTGATAGTTACTGGTATCCCAGACTCCATTATTTGTGCTTTGTCATAAAACGGTTCTTTGGAGCCATTTGCAAAAGACTTTGATTGACTAAAACTATAGTTGAAAGATAAGCCAGAACTTTTAATTGTATAATCTAAATCAAATAATCTTGCTTCAGGTGAGCCAGTTTGATACCATTCATAGACATGATGCAATGTTTGTGGTTGTACTCTAGCATTAGAATCAATAAAGTTCTTCATCAATTGAATTGTAGAATGACCAAGATTATCTAAAAAATTATTTTCACCTAGTTTTACACCATCTAAAAATCCAATGGAATACTCTGCTAAATTATTTAAATCATTAAATAAATTTTTAGAATCAAATGTTACTTTCATAGGTCAGCCGCCTGGTTCTCAGAACGTCTAAGCAAAAGTTTATAGTGGTCTGTTGAACCGAAGGCACCCTGGATTGGGTTTAGAGTTGCTATTTCAAACAATGTTGACAATCCAGCACGAGTACCAGCAGATTCATTGTAGATGGATACTCCGTTTATATCTCTAATATTTGTAATAACAATATTTGTAATAGAATATAAAGAATCTGTTTGAGATTGAGTTAAATCATTCTTAACTCTACCAGAAATCATATTATCTATATTTAAATTTGCTTCTGAATTAACGTCTTTCTTATTCTTTAATCCACCAGAAGAAAAAAAGCAAGCAATAGTCCTGTCTAAAACCCATTGCTTTTTAAGATTGCCATATGCTCCAGTCTCAATAATTGGATAATAGACATCAGCAAGTAGTGGGTAGGCAAAGTCTGTTGTTTCGCATATCATAGTAGTCCTGGTTTAATTAGTGTTCCCTTGTAGTTGCTAAGGATTTTATCAACAATCATGTTTCCAGTGCCCTCCAAAAATTGTGGTGCGAACTTAACGTCAAAAGAATCTGTGCTGTATTCTGTAACAAATCTATTGTAGTAATCGTTTCTACCACACTTGATATCCTCAATAAGCATTTTAATAGCAATTTCAACATCTGGTGGAATAGCCTTGAATCCAGCATCTACAATAAAGATATAGTCATAACCCTTTGGGAAAGCAATAGGATAGAATCCATAATATCCAATGTCTCCAACTCCAGATAGAATATTTAGTGGTGTTTGTTCCATTCTATTATATTCACCAAATTCCATACGCATAATTGCTGAGTTATCTAATGATGGTCTATATTGATATGTCCAAACTGATTCTACACCACCACGAGTTGTTATTGCTTCATTATCTGTGGCACCAACATATGTATTGTCCAAGGTAAATGTCGTTGCTGTTGGTGTTCCAGTAAGAGTAAAAGTTCCATTAAATTTAGTTGGAGTTACTCCAGAAATCGTTACACTTTGACCAGATTGAAAACCATGTGTAATGGTTGTTGTGAGTGTTAAAACACCACTAGTAACATCAACATTTTGAACAGAAATACCGATTGGTGTATTTTCTGCATCGTATACAAGTACGTTATTTTCGTATACTTTAAGAACACGGTTTACTGGGTGCCATACAGGGAAGTAATCGTTACCCTCGCCTATACGCTGAATAATAAGTTTGTGGTTATAGAAAGCACCACCATTGCCAGAACCTTCCATAAGATAGGTATCAATAATAGAACGAGCAATGATTTCATATTCCTGATAAGCAAGAATATCTGCTGTTGTTGTAGCCAATAAATTTGGGTCTACATATGGACGATAGATTGTTAGGTTTGATTCTAGTACAATTTCTCCATAAATATCTGTTTCATAAATTTTTACAGAAAAGTCACGGTCATATTGAGCCTTTGCTCGTGGAATAGTATAGGTAACTTGCTTACTTGCATTTGATGTTAATGTAGTTCTTTCTAGAGAGTGGTCAACCATATCTTCTACCTCAAAGATGTATGTTGCATTAGCAGTTGGTACATCCCATTTAGTAGAAATTGGATATGGTGGTACTCTTAGAACTTCCATTTAGCCAAACGCCTCCATTAGTTCTTCTGGAGTTGCCAAACGAATACCCTTCTGTTGTAGCCAAAATTCAGCATGTTTATTTCCAATGATATTGTATCCCATGTTAATATTTCCATAGCCATCTGCATAAACATTTCTATTTGAAAAAATTGCTACTTTATTTAGTGGTACTTGTGAAACCTGATTAGAAGATGGTTCATTTTGAAGTCCACCAGTTGTTGTAGTTGAACCCATTACTCCATCGCCATTATATCCTAATGTTGGAACACTTTTAATAACTTGTGGGGTTGTTTCATTATTTTCGGTCATGCAAAATCCTCCTAGATTTATTTCAATTATACCAGATAAATATAGAAAGGGGGTAGAGAAATAAATCCCTACCCCCATTCAAAGGTAACGCTAAGACAGATTACTCTGCAGCAGCGTCTGCGAATGCAACTGCATCTAGTTCTTCCCAGGCAATACCGAAACGAACGAAGACAGTGTATTCAATTGTATCCTTCTTTGGAACGTAGAAACGGTTCACAGTGATATCTCTCTGGAAGCCCCAAATACGGTTCTGTGGGAACGTTAGGTCAACGAATCCTGCAGGGTAGTAAGGAACTTCAAGAACAGGAACACCTAGAACACGAGTCTGACGTGCACCACCGAAAGTCTGGTTTGCACCACCAATGAATTCATTACGAGTATTCTCGGTAGAACCAATGGTAGAGTAAACAGTAGCATTGTTCTTAACGATGTTCGCAAATGTGTCTGTACCAGCATAGAACTTTAGTCCGTTGGTAATAGCACGATATCTACGAGGCATAGCCAAGATAAGTGACTGTAGTCTTTCAGTTGTCCAGTCAGTGAACGCAGTATTAGACCCAACTAGAGTTGAGTTAATTACTTCGTGTGCACTTCCAGGATTGTTTGTAGGCTGAAGGCTTGGATTAGTCTTCTCCTGGTTGATGAATCCATTCATAATGCTAAGGAAGTTACCTGTAGAACCATCGCCATTAATAGCAAGGTCCTCGATATCGTTACCGAAAGCATTAGTCATTAGACGAACCAAGTGGTCTTCTAGAGCAGCACCCTCGATGTTATCTTCGAGTGACTCTGAGGAAACTTCCCAGTCTAGACGAATCTTCTTTGTTGTTAGTTCAACCTTAGAGAAGGTGGCACCTGTGTTAGTATATGTTGAAACACCCTGGCTTGCAGCACGAATAACACGGTCTCCCACGTTAATCTTCTCAAGTTCCATTGTGTTTGCTCGCATAGTAACTCTGCGTCCATCTTGTGCAAGTGTAGTTGCGTCCCAAACATAGTCGATAAATCGTCTTGCCTGTTCAGGGCGTAGGATACCAGTACCTGTATAAGTTGGAGATGCAGTTCTAGATGGGTTAACAGCGTTAGGACCGCTTAGGTCACCAAAGTTTGCTGTTGGACTGTTACCTAGATAAGTACCGTGCTCAGAGAACGCACCAGTACCGTTTGTTGTGGTACCAGTTGCTCCGAAAGCACCTTCTGCGTTTGGATAACCAGCACCTGTTGCTGCTGGCATATTTTTGATAATTTCTTCTGACATTTTATTTTTCACCTCCTAAGTGAATTATTTTAGTAAATCGGATGTTGTGAGGAAACTTCCGCCCCATACTGATTTTTCCACCAGTACTGGTTCCTGAATGACCTCACCGAGGTCACCAGACTTACGGAAAGCGGTGTCTGCCTCAACAGCATCGATACGCTTTCCAAGATTTGTGAAGTCTGATTCTGCATCTGCAACTGCTGCTGATACATAACCTACTGACTTCTTTAGTTCAGCAAGTTCAGAAACTAGTGATGCATTTGCATCTGCTAGTGACTTAATAATTGCTGAGATATCGCTAAAGGCTGTTGTAACTGTTGCACCTAGTTCATTAACTGCCTTAGCAATTACTTCTTCTGAACCTGGAACAACGTCTTCTACAACTTCTTCTACATGTGCTGGCTCGGCTACTGGAGCCTCTTCAACAACTTCTTCTGTAGCAGGAGCGTCAACTACAACTTCTGCCTCTGGAGCGACATCTACGACTTTATCATTTACGATTTCATCTGACATGTTATCATTCTCCTTTTTAATAGTCTTAGAAGTATTAATGCCTTTAGCACTATCTACTAAGAACTTTATCATGTTAAGTTTGTCATTATCTGACTTCTCAACAAAACCTATATTCTGCATTTGGTTTCCATTTACTGGACTTACAGCAGATTCTTCTTCTGAGATTGTTACCAATCCTGATTCTTTGTCCCAGAATACATTTTCTAGAACTGTTTGTGTACCCTCTCCAACAACAGTATCAACACCATCTACCTTCTCAACAGAAAGTATATTGGCAAACTGATTTGCTGGACTATCCACCAATGAAAGTTCAACCAAATCATAATCCTTGATAATGCGGATAGCAGAATCGCTCTTTTCATCATAGCCATCATCCCACTTATTCATTTTACCGCCAATAGAGAAACCTGTGTAGGTTCCATCTAGAACTTTTTCCCATGCATCCTGAGCACCCTTTGAAACATATGCTGATACATAGATACCCTGATAGAACTTCTTTGTCTCTGGGTCAAAGTACTTGTCTTCTTTAAATGCCACCATTTTACCTACTGCTTTTGGTTGGTGCATTTCACGAATGTTACCACGGAACTTAGAGAAGGCTGATAGAGATGCTTCTGGGGTAACGATGTCATTTTGCTTGTCAATGTTATCAAGCGTAGCAAAACCAGATACAATTCTACGTTCTGCGTCTACCTTGGTAAGAGGCATAGAGATACGGACATTATTTCCGTCAATGTCAAAATGTGCCTTCTGAATACTCATACTACTAATTATAGCCCCTTTTTATGAAAGTGTTATAGAAATGTTATTATACCACTTTTTTAAGAGGAGCGTCTCCCCTCACCCTTTGGATTTCTACCAGAAGTAGTTGCAGTATTATCTGCTTGAGCCTGTTGGCGTTGTGCATCACGCTCTCTATTACCTGCATTATTTGCATTTGAGTCTGCTGCTTGACGAGCAGTTGGCTGAATCATAGAATCACTTTCAGAGCGTTCTGGTAGATTAAGAAGTTCACGAGCCTCGTTAGGAACCATAATCTGATTCTTAACATAGTTAGTAAGAATCTGTGACTGAGCCAATTCATCTGTAAGAGTGAGTTCATTAAATTTAAATTCTAGAATATCTGTCTTTTCACGAATAATTTTGTTAAGAATCTTTTCAAGATTACGCTGTGCAGGTCTAGCAACCTGTTCTTTGAATGTGCGGTCTTGTGCTAGTGAGTCTGCAATTGTTGATGAACTGCTACCGCCAAGTTTTGATAGTGGAACTTGATGTGCTACTAGGATATCATCACGATTCTGCTCACGGTATTTTGTAAATGAGCCTTCTTGAACTCCAGCCTCGATAGGCTCCATCTTAAACTCAACCTTATTACTCTCTGTATCTCCTGGGAGTGGAATATAAAGAGTTCTATGTGACTGTCCTTTTAGACCAGTTTGTAGAAAACGGAATAGTTTATCTTCTGCTTCCTGTGTAAGTTGAGCACCCTTTAAGGTAACAATATAACGAGGAACAGCCTTGTTATTAAAATAATCAATGTTATATTGTGTGGCTAGAGCATCTCCAACCAATGCTGGCATAGCAGCAATTACATCAGGTACTCCATAGAAAGTATTTAGTGGTGAATATTCCTTAATATGAATAATCTCATTAGGTCTTGGGTCATCTGTAATATAGTTTACATTCTTTGCCCCAAAATTACGGAAATATACTACCTTGTTGGCAATGATTTGAACATATCCATCACGAAGTCTGCGTACACGCATTGTAGCGGCAGGAATGTGACCAATATAGCCAATCTCACCTGCAACAGTTCTGCCTACTTCAATATATCCATTACCCATTGTGTGAACATCTGTAAATACTTTTTCAAGTACAGATGAAAAAGATTCATCTTGGTTTAGGCTTTCTAGCCAATCCTTTAGTTGAACCTTAAGTCTTTCGATACGCTTACGAGCACGAGCCATTTGGTCTGCTGAAGCAGCCTCTAATTTCAAACTAGTCTTATCTGAAACAATAAAGTCGTATCCAAGACCAACGGTATTCTCAACCTTTGCATCAATAGCAGCGTGGTTAGCAAATGATGTATCATAGTAACTTGCCAATTCATATGGGTTATATGGTGGAGTGATGACATCAAATAGTCCGTATGCATTACGGAATACTACACCTGGATTAATTGCATTTGAGCGAGCACCATTATTACCCATTTGAACTGCACCAGCAGATTCTAAATATGCGTCATCGCCTAAAGCCTTAAACATTCTAGCACTTCTACGCTTAAAGTTTGTGTTCATTCCGCTAAATGATTTGATTTCATCCCAAGACTTGATAAAAGGGTCTAGGTCTTCAAATTCGTTTTTAATTACTTGTGCCTCATCTAAGCGAGCAGGAGTATTGGCATATTCATAGTAATTCATTAGTCATCACTTCCAAATTGGTCAAATGTCTTTTTAGCATCAACAATAGCACCAAGGTCTGTTTCCGAAGGAATATATCCTTGAGCCATGCGGTCAATCTGCTCACTGTATTCTTCATCTGATACCTTGCGAACATTTGCATAGAATAGAGGTCTTCCATCTGGGAATCCGAGCCATCTAGCCTCGTTACGAAGTAGTTCAACTCTTGATTCGTCACCACGCATGGAGTCAATGCTTAGTGCATTTCCCTGGTCATCTGTTAAAACTTTGCCAGAACGCAACTGCCAAACATAAATACCATAATCAGAAAATGGTTCTTCTACTACAGAAACCTTTGTTTTGCCAATTTGGTTGGGCATGACTTGACCAATATCTTTGTTAACATCTATATTCATAACCACTAGTATACCACATTATGTGGCACTGTATATACTTGATTGTTTTATTAGTCCTACTAATACTTCTCCATGTTTACCAGTTATAGTCAATCCAGAAGTGCTTTCATTATTTGATATGTTTGTTTTTGAAACCCCAGCATATGTGTCATATATTTGTGAAAGACTAACAGGAAGATTAGACTTATCTCCCATTGTATTTAAATCTAACCAAGTGGCTGAAGCATTATTCCAAGTGTTCCAAGTATATTGAGCACTTGATGTATTGTTAGAAATGATTGGATTCAATACATTAAACCAAGTTCTTAATTTTTTGCTGTTAAGTATTCTGCTTTGAGATAATGAATAAAAAGATATATTGTCAATAGATATTGGTGATTTGACTACTAGTTTGCCTGTATATGAGTTAAAATCTAGTGGTTCTATAAAATTAATCCCCAGAATACCCCACTCATTTAGTGTCATTGTGGCTTCTTTTACAAGTTCACCATTCCAATAAAAGTATACGTTTTCATCTATGATGGCTGAAGAATATGAATAGTTTGTTGTTGTGTATAATCTAACTCTTTGTGAGTTTGAGGCTATTAGTGAAGATGATAGTGTTGGAGATGTGTCTAATGCTTCCATAACAAAATTTATAGTTTTTGTTCTTGTTTCTATTGAAAATATTGTTCCAAGTGTTGGATATTCTAAATAGTTACTTGTAGTTGTATTTTTTGTAAATGGGAACTGATAATTAATAAACATTTGCATTCCGCTTAGTGTGTAGTTTGCAGTTGCATTTTCATTTATGGAAACATAAAATCCCCTGTCATTTGTAAAATCTCCAACTAATTTTATTCCAGATTGTGGAGTCAGGTTTAGGTAAGAACTACTTTGTTTATCAATAAGAAATGGATTTGTTTGGGTATAGTCATATGCTGAACCAGTATAATAATATGGAGTAATGCTAGTTCCAGTTTTAGTTCCAATTTTATTTTTTAAAGATGTTCCAGTGTTTAAGGCTTGTGAGGCAAACTGCAAATATTTTATTTGAACTGGATTAATTATAGATGTTGGAAGATGTATATCTAAATGAACAACAATGGCATATTTTGTAAAATCTATAGATGGTGGCAAGTATATGATTGTTCTGTCATTTATTTCATACTTTGTTGTTGACCAACCACCTGAAGGAGTAATTGTGTTTTTTGAATCTAATGCTACAGTTGTTGCAAAAGATGATAGGTCTAGATTGGGACCTGTAGACGTTGTAATATCTTGGAAAGTAATGTAGTTGTTTAACCCAGAACCATCACTTATATAAAATGATACTCCAGTTCCAGATGATAGTATATTTTTTGTATAGTCAATATTATATTGCAAAAATGACAAATTGTAAACCTGATTACTAGAACCATCAAGCACTTTCTTTGCAAGCAATGTTAACGGAATATAGTCTTGCCAGTAACACGCTGAACCAATATCAAAGCCCAAACCTTTATTAAACATTAATGAATAACTTGAAAGATTGTCATATTTAGATAACCAAGAAATTGCTGGCAAGGCAATGAAAGTACCATTGGCATTAATTTGAGATGAAAAATTATTTAAATTACGTTTATTATCGAATGAAACCCTAACAACAGATTCTTCATAAAAATATGTGTTTGCAGTATTTTCGTCTCCACCAAAATAAACTATAACATCATCTTGATTAGAAAACAAAGTACTATTTAGATTTGCGTCTGGATAAGTTGTTGTAAACTTATCTATATCTATTCCAACAAAAAATACATTGTTTGCATCTCTTGTTATTGTTGTTGTAGCAGCAGAAAGAGTTGTTTCTGTTATACCAGCATCATTACTATATTTATAATATATGCTATTATTTTGTGTTGTTATATTTAAATAGTTATTCGTATTTTTATTTGTAAATTTAAAAATAAGTTTTTCGGTTGCACTTGATGGTGCTTTTAAAATTGCGTGGATACCTTTTACTGCTTCGTTTAAAACATTCAATGAGTCAAACCTTATATATGTTTTATCATATGTAGATATTGGTTTTAATTTAAATTCATTATATGTTGGAGGCAAAGCAGTATTTGCTGTTTCTAAAGTATTTTTTGAAAATGTGGTTTCTGTAAATATAAAGTTAGGTAGTGAATATGTTGGAGAAGAAAGGGCATTATTTTTTTCAACAAAATTACTTAACAAACCATGTTTCCATTTACCAGTTTCTGGATAGTTATAGTCATTTGAATAGTTTGCTTTTGTATAGTCAATTGTAACTGTTGATGAGTCATACTGTGAATTTATGTCTTCTGGTACTCTAGTTCCGATGCCGCTGACAAAATTTACTAATGCTTGTGTGTTTGAAAATTGATAAGGATATATTGATACAGAGTCTATTTGAATTTGTTGATATTCTGAACCAATTGCAATCCAGTCTGTTAGTGATGATTCTGTAGCAAGGGTATCTAGGTCAGTTGACTCTAGCGATAGTGATATTGCATCTTCACCATTAACAAATAACTTTATAAAGTTTTTACTATATGTAATTTGAAGCAACATGGGTCTATTCCAATATCCAACATAGTGATACCCAATCTTGTCTCCAAGTTGTAAAATAATGCTGTTATTAGAAACATATAGCCCATTGCCACTTTTTTCAGATGCTAGTCCAAGTATTTTATTTCTACTTATACCATCTTGGTCTGGCAATGTCCATTTTTGATAATTTAGTTTTATCCAAAATTCAAAAGTGTATTCTTTATTCTTGCCTTTTTTATTTAAAAATCCAAATGCTGGAAACAGCATTGACGCTGGTTGATAGGTTGTTCCAGATGTTTCATAAGAAAATGATATAGACTTATCTGACCCCATCGCTAATGGTATGGTAGAACCTCTTGCAAATATTTTTTTATCATCCGACAAGTAGTAGGCACTATATTGATTATTTCCATAGTCTTTTGTTTCATAACCTTTTTGTGAAGTAAATCCTGTTATTGATGATAGAGTTGTTAAAGATGTTGTTTGAATACCCAGAGAGTATTGATTAAATTCTTCTGATAAATGCCCTACCGTTAATCCATTAATCCAAAATTCATTATCTACCGCTGTTCCAGAATAATTTATTTTAATATATACTTTAGCACCTGTAACGCTGGTAAAAAAAGTATTTGAAATAAAAGCCCAGTCTTGATATACAGATGGATAGTATGTTGCAAAAACTGGAGAAGATGCACCAATCTTGTAGCCAATATCTACGCTTGTTATGTTTAAACTACCTACATATAGATAAAATCCAATACAAAATGAGGTTGTTGAGTTTGTAAAGGTTGCTGTACTAGTTGCTGTTATTGAACCACTTCCAGCAGCACTTAATAGTTTAGTTGTTGCACTTGATGCAAACGGTGCTGATGTTGATGGAGTATAGGAAGTTGCTGTATCCGTAGAAGATATAGTCCAGCCACTACTAAGATTTCTGGTGGCATCTGATATCAAAGAGATATAGTCAACTGAATCATCCAGTGACCATGTGGCGATTGGATGCTGTGCAAATATCTTTTCAGAATAGATGTTGGAGATTGATGACATATCTACTATTCTACCACATAAGAAAATACCCTGCCAAGTTAATGACAGGGTATCTTACTTATTTAGTTTTTATCTGGAATCTTGATTTCACAGTAATCGGTGGTACAGTAGGCTTCGCCTTGTGCTTCCAGATTGTCTACTCCATCATAGATAGCGGAGAAATCAATCTTTGCCAATCTACCGATGTAGTAGTCATAGTCATCTTCTGAAATTTCTGTATATGGCTGTTGTGGATAGACATCATTACCCATTGATAGGAATGATACTGCCTTCAACTGACCTTCATACATGTTTAGAACAGAAGTGATATGTTGTGTTTCTTTTTCCTTGTCAAATGACAGGGTTACAGAAACTCCATTGTCAGACCAGTACTTCTGGGCGGTAGCAGCAAGTGCTGTCTTCTCAAATAGAGTGACATCTTTTTCTGCTCTCTTGTGTCCAGATGCAATTGGGAAATAGACTACGGAAGTATTTGCTGATACAAGGTCTGCTTCAATCTTATACCCTGCTGCCTTAAACAAGTGTAGCATTGGGTCTTGGTTGCTAAAGCGGATTGCTCTTAGATAGAACTTTCCCCCTGGACCCCAGTGAACACCAGGGGTAGCACCAGAAAGAATTGACACAGAACCAGATGGCTTAACTGTAGTTACACGAATTGATTCACGAACACATAGCCATTCTGAATACTTATTGTCATAGAAGCGAATCTTCTTATAGCCCTCATCCATCCAATTACGGACAGTTGGAAGACCATGCTCATCAGCAAATGATGCGATACCAGTTAGAGATGTTCCAATTCTACGGTTTCTCTGCATGATACCGTTGGTCTGTTGCCAGTGTGTAGGAAGAAGTGTAACTGTCTTACCATACAGATAGGCAAACTTCAATGTACGCAAGAAGTCTTCCTTTGAATCGTGACGATTTAGATGAACTTCTACAAGTGTACATAGTTCATATGATTCCAATGGCTGTTCTGCACATGGATTGAATCCCATAACACGGAAATCCTTTCCATCTGGAGCATCAGCCAAGCGACCATAGTTTCTAGCAACATCTAGCCAAATAAAACCTGGCTCTCCATTGTCAGCAATTCGGTCAACATATTTTGAGTAATCCATGCCAACAGTTGCAGAAACTGAATTGTTTGACATCCAAGCCCATCCTGGATTCTCTGGGTCGTAAGAGTTACGCTCAGGGAATACTTCTGGATTCTTTAGGTTTAGGAAGTCTTCGTCTCCTTCTGCCCCCAAAGCAAGAGTAGCAGAACGTCTGACGTTACCAGATACCACACAAGTACCAATAAGATTAACTAGGTCAACAATGGCACGAGCATCTAGTGTCTCTCCTGTTCTATAACCTAGAACGTGAGAAATTCTTTCATGTAGTTTGATTAGTGGACCAGGACCAGATGCTACACCACCAAATCCCTTGATTGGTGCACCTTCTGGACGAACCTCTGAATAGTCAAACTTTTGGATATTTTGACCTGCACGAAGATATGAGTTGATTAGCAAACGAGTTGCTTCTACCCATCCTTCACGAGTATCAGGTACAACATAAGTAACTTCTGGTTCTGTTGGTTGATAGATAGCAAAGTTCTTATCTTTACCGATGGTATCAAAGCCAACACCAATGCCTAGCATAAGAGCATCCATTACCCATGCAAACAAGGCACCTGGGTCATTCTTATCTAGGTCTTTTGTAGATACCATTGCACAATTCTGCAAAGCAGCAGAGTTACGCTTCTCCATTGTGAGTGGTGTTCCAAATGTCCACATTCCACGACCTGGAGGTGTCCATTTTAGATTGAACATACGGTCAAATGCTTCTTGTGCTGACTTTTGTGCTTTATAATCGTTCCATGGGAGACGGTTCTCCTTTGCATGGTTTTTCTGTACAGAGTACATACCTTCAATAACTCTGCGTACAACTTCGTACCAGCGTTCTTTAGTTCCATCATCTTTGACTCGTGAGTAGGTGCGAACAAAGGTAATTTCACCTAGTGCGTTGCCACCTGCATCCAAGAATCCAAAGGGTGATTCCAATGATTTGTACTTTTCGACAAAATCTGTTGGGAGTGTAAATGAGAAAAATTCTGACATAGTGTTTCCACCTTTCCATAACTGTGATGTATAAAGTATACCACAGTTTTAAGAAAAGTCAAACACTATGGTCCAAGATATTCAACAATAAAATAAAGTGGTATGTTTCCACCTGCTGCAAGAGGTTGTGCGGTTCCGCTATCTTGAAATGCTATAAGTTGCAGGGTATCATTTGCTGCTAATTTAATTGAAGGAATAGATAGGCTCTGCCTTGTTCCGCTAACAGCAGATACAAGTTGTGAGTGAAGGCTTGTTACCCCATTCTTAAGAATCCAAATACCTCTTCTTCCAGTAGTATTTGTATCCCACCTGATTGCACCAGAAATAGAATATCTACCAGAAACAAGGCAATTTATAGTATTGAAAGAAGTTAAAGTAAATACATTTGTATTTGTATTTTCGGTGGTTGTCCACTGACTAGCAAGGGTTGAAGTACCAACTGCATCTCCAGAACCACCAGATGTTATTGATTGAACACTTCCAGTATTTGTTAATTCGATTCTATCATTAATAACTATACCCTTTAGGCTTGCCCATAAAGTTGAACCATCACCAATTTTAAGAATTCTGTTTGTTGTATCATAACCCAATTCACCAGCAGAAAGGGCATTTACAGCACTAGACCATTCTGATGCTGTTCCCCTTTTCTGCTGTTGAACTGTCATGTTATTCTGCTACTACTGGCTCTGGCAGGGCATCAAGTTCATCTTGATAAACTTTAATTGCATTAGCAAGAAGTTCAAGAGTCTTTTCTGATTGAGATGCACTTTCTGCATCTTCTGCCAAGTGAGCGACCTTCTTATTTAGTTGGTGCTGGTAAGCCTCAACAGCAAACTGTTGTAGTCTTTGTGATAGAACAGACCTCTTTTGGTCTGAATCCAAATATGAATCAATGTTAATAGACATGATTTTCCTTTCGGTTAGTGTATATAAATTATAGCACAGATATGTACTTTTTAGTTAATTCGTGGTATAATTAATATGAACACCCTTCAAAAAGGTGTTTTTCCGTTAAGGAGGAAAATATGAATAATTTAAAAATCAAAAGATTACTCGCCACAGGAATTTTAAGTTTAACGCTTACTGGTTGTGTTACCCCTCAAGCCAGTGCT